GGCCTTGAATGTTTTGTATCAATCTCCTGAAGACAGTATCTGTATTGACAAGATCGGTTACAAAGCTTGAATTGGTCAAATCCCCAAAATAAAAGGTGTCCCACAATCAAATGTCCTTAGCTGTATGACGTCCAGATGGCAGTGTACGATACACTGGTGGCTAAAGGTTTGATCACGGATGCTACAGTCCTGGCTTTGCACGACACCAACACACACCCTGCCAAATTCTTTTCCTTTGGGTACGCTTTGAACGGCAATCCCGGCGAATGGGTGCACCAGGACGTCGAACGGATAATGGTCAACAAATTTGTCGAATCGGACGGGTACCACGCTTTCTCACTGCACACACCACTGTCATCCCATGATGCAAAGATGCCTTATCGACATGGCCTTACTTTGTTGCAAAAATTCAAGCGCCTCGAGACATAATTTCACATTCGCTCGTACAATACATTTTGGGGCTGTACAGTAGTTCTCAAAAGACCCCCCTCGAGTTTCGCCGAGACGCGTCGAGAAGCCGCTCATCGACCTCAAGCACAGGGACACAGACAGTTGATTACCGAGAGGTCTGTGCGTGAAACTCACAAGTAGAGTGTGTGTGTGCGGCGTTGTTCACACTCGTTTTTAGAGACACGCAGCATCATGGTAAACGTGATGGATAGAAGCACATTCCACTTTGTACAGTCAGACACTACTTCTTCTTCTCATGGTGATACAATATTGCACTCACATTCCTCATACCCATAATCAACTTTTCAAAATAAAAGGTGTCCCACAATCAAATGTCCCTAGCTGTATGCATCCCGCATTCTTCACATTTATGCCACCCAACTTTGCCGTCCTTAAGCAGGCGGAGACGAATTTTTATGTCGACGTCTGAATTACATCCTCTACACTCGAGGGATTTGTGGATGGACCACGAGGCGTTGCATTGTAGGCATGTACTCCGGTCTTGTGTAATATTGTGCGTGACGAGGGTTTAGTTGCATGCCATCTTTACATCTTCATTCATTCATTGTGAATTTCCTTTTACGGCACGTCCCACAAATGTTACAGTCAGACCGGTCAATAATGTTACATTATATTGAATCAATTACAATTCTCTATGTACAACTTGGACAGACGGTCGATTGTTGTACACATGTACACAATTCCGCTGCAGACTATGGTCTGCAACCAATCAAAATACGCCGGGAAGCAGGAACACACGGCAGGAACATTCAATGCCCTGCCCTGAAATGTCCCCACGATCAAATGAACACATATTCTCAATGTTTTTAGATCGGGACTTTACGAGCACATCATCAGATCTGGGCAGCACAACACAATCAGTTCGTGCACATCTACTGCACACATATCTTCATCTTCGGTTGCACACATCTCTTCATCTTCGGTTGCACACATTCCCATGGGGGGCTCAGTGGGCGTCAGGGACCTGCTAGCATGATACGTTGGCATGGGCGGGAACTCTTCGTACAAAGGCTTCTGTTGTTCTAGAACAGGATACACATGGAGTTGCTTTGAGAATCCACGCTTCCTCATCGTCCTTTGCGGCTTGATGAAGTCCATGATGGAGACTTCGGTGACCTTTGGTGGCGAGTAGGCCTCTATGACAGTATTGGAAACGCTGATGGGGATTGGCTGGGCATAAGGGAAAGTGGGGGAATCTACTTTCATCTTCTTCATCATCTTCTTCTTCTGGTTGCGAGGCAGGTACCTGTGAGTGTTCTTGATGCGTCCTACACATGGCGCTTCATTGGGTAATACCCCCTTCCCGTTTCCTCTGGGGCATTGGAACCCTGAAAACTGCCCGGGGTTGTGCTTGATCCTGCGCAGATGGGTGTCGACGCAGCTCTGCACGATCGAGAAAAAAACATGTCAGTACATACAGTCAAAATTAATGGACATTTTTTATTGCAAAGGGGGGCGCGTCCTATTCAAAAACGTTCGATGCTTGCAACAAGGGAATATTGCAGACGCGACGGTACATGACATCGCTACGTATTATATATTTGCACCCCGAAATAACTTCTAGTCCGGCATGTGGTAGCATGTGGTAAAATACAAGTGCGAGACCCGGTTCTGGAGTGATGGTGATCTTTTCGTTCCATTCCCAATTCGGAAGTATGACTGTCTCACCCCCTTGCATATTATCGTTCAGGTACAACAAGATGGTGCAAAGCCCAGTCTCACATTCATCACGTGCATAACACGTGTCGGTGTGGATGGAAAATTCATCTCCCGGCTCATACTTTGAGAAACGGAAAAACGGGTTAACATGTGTTGGAAAATAACCACCACTACGTATGTTATTTGCAGGTCCAGAAAAGGAGAATGATGAGTATTCTTTCTCGTCATGAACCCTTGCGGGAATGAATGTGCTAATTTTATCCCATACTCGTGCTGATAGTTCTTCGCTTGTTAATGTAACACGTTTCCTTTTGCCTGCAAACATATCTCCTCCTACACATGGCCTTTGGAACCCTTTTTGTTCTGCAAGTTTTATCCATTCAGAGCATTCGTTTGGTGTTAAGACATCTCTGACCACAAATGCGTCAACATTTGAAAGCGATTCGTTTTCTCTGGATGTAATGCGATCAGACATGTTGTTACGTGTTAGGAAGTTTTAATTTTTTTACGACCAACCGGACTGAGGGGCTTCATTCGACGGAATACACCGGAAGTCCCATGTCTTTACTTGTTGCGCAAGAAATCGATTTTTTAGGACCATCCACTCGTACACTTTATTTGGATGTTTCATTTAATTGTTCCGCCGACTGTAATAATGGCATTTCTAAGGCCCGCATGCAAATGTAATCATTCGTCTCGAACTTACCTTGTGGTATGTCATTCGCCCACATCCATTGTATGTGCACGAGAGCTCAGAGACGTAATCGACGTTAGGGTCGATATCGACGTTGCAGTACACGCAATAGTGCACAGTGGACGTAGAGGTCATTGTTTGTTATTCGGTGTTCGAGAAAGTGGATGTGTACACAAGAGAGCCGATCTACAGTGAATGTGTATACAAGCTAGTCGATCTATATAGACGCAAACGTGTACCGCATGTACCGCATGTACCTCATGAACCGCATGTACCTCATGAACCGTATGTACCTCATGAACCGCATGAACCGCATGTACCTCATGAACCGCATGAACCGCATGTATCGCATGTACAGCATGTGGTACGGGGGCTTCGCCACCTTTCTTGTCGATGTCAACCAACCAAGCGATACAGTCGGCGGAACAGTATATATCAGAAAAAAACTGTTAATTCACCTGCGACAGAGACATTGTGGGGGCAGCTGGCATCTTCCTGAAGGCTGTTCGAACAGAAAATCCCTGTTCGTAAAGGACAGCATCCCCTGGGGAGTTGACCCCTATGATACCCCTATGGAGAATTCGTTGTCTTTCTTACTACATGTCCCCCGGGCCCCCGGATGTTTAGTAAGAAATTCATAGGTTCGAGGATATACGGGTAGCTTAAATTCAACGGAAAGCATCCCCCGGACCCCCGTATGTGTATAAGAAATTCATAGGTTCTAGGATATACGGGTAGCTTAAATTAAACGGTAAATGTATCCGCTTTATTTGAGAACAACTGTAAAGGTAATCTGATTCCCGGCATGGTATCCGAAATGACCCAAGATATTCCTTGCATCCTTGTCGTAACAAGGGATCGTGTTGGCATCAACGGAATAGTCTTAGAGGAGCTAATCGAAAACGTCTTAGTCAAAAAAGACTCCAATGTGACAAACCATACAAGTCTTTACAAACGCGAACATCACAATGCGATTACTCTCTTCACAAGCTACTTCACTCATTCATCCTCACAATACCCCCCAGTACTCGTGTTTGACGCTTCAGAAGATCCAGGGAGATTAACCAACAACAACAAAGGACTGCTCGTCAAGATCTTGGAACGGGAGATGGTCGATACAGCGTCTCTTTTTCCCAATCTCAGAAAACACCAACCGGATGGCGACACGTGCACCAATCACCGTTTGCAGGTTCGAAAACGCGTAGTCATTCTTAATATCGAATGCGCGCCCATGCACGTCCAAAAAAGCATCCGAGTTCTCGTCGATAAATACATGGACCGTGTGCAGATCACATTCACCACATCCTCTCTATCAGGAGTGGACGCCGGTCTGAAGAGCAGAGCCATGGTACGTCCCAAGATGAACATTGCCGGCGGCATCAACATTTACAAACCCCGAAAACCATCCCCACAACAAGATACCGCGCGCAGTCTTGCTCGCAAACTCATCGCTTGCAGAACTCCAAAAGAGAGAGGAAAGGTATGGATAGAATCTGCAATATCAACCATAGGAATGTTGTCATCCGACACGGAAGAATCCGATGGGAGCATCAGCACGAATGCGGAGGTCATCGAGATGGTCGCGTACATAGAACACATGTGCGCCACCGTCCACAGACAAAACAGAACGGACGAACACAAGGTCATCGAAGCAGGCGCAGCGCTCTTCGTCGAATACACAAATACACTCGTGCAAGGAAATTGAGTCGATAACAAACAAAAACAACTGTACGATGCAGATCTTTGCTTTTTGGCAATGGTGCGCATCTTGGTTGATGTTATTGGAGGCGTTCACATCGCGATCCCAAGTCTTCCCAAAGTTTTTTTTTGATTCGTTGAACGAAAATCATTCAGAGTGTCCCAACAATATTTTAGAACAAAATGGAATGGAATTGAATGGGACCCTGCCAAGTGAAGAAGTGAACGAAGTCACGATGGACCAATTGAGAGCGAGCCAAGTGTCGTAGCGACCACATCGTCTTGCATTGCATCTCGAATTATTCGAGTCTTCTTCGCCTGACGCTCGAGAACATGCTCATCAACTGAGTCCTTCGCGACCAACCGCAACACGCGAACAGTACGCTCTTGTCCACGACGGAGAACCCGTCGAATCGCCTGGTATTCGGTCACAGGGTTCCACTGCGGACGCATCATGATCACGTTGTTGAAGGCATGCTGCATGTTCAATCCACAATTCGCGCATTCTATCTGACATACTAGCATGTGCACGCGGGTAGTCTCACGATCCGTCCTGCACCGGTACAATGTAGAATCCCGCTCATCAATGGAGCACGCTCCGTCCAGGCGGCTCACGCAAACCTCATCCTCCCTAAATCGAGCCCCTACGAACGCCTCAAGCAAGTCCATCTCCATGATCCAGTTGCAAAAAACCACCACCCCGCTGCAGGAATCATCGTTAGGCATCGATGCTGAAACATTCCTTGACGTTTCGAGGAGGCGCCTACACTCTCCAGCAACCGCATCGAACTTTGCGGAACTCGATGAAAATACCAAACCTTGCGAAGATGACGCAATGAGAGGGTGTGTGGCGGCCTGGCGTAGACGCAACACTCGCATAAACGCCATACTAGATGAGCACGCCGTCGCGACGATATCCAATTCCTTCGATGTACACGAAGACGCTGAATAGTCCTCCTTCAGCTTATCGTAATGAGCGCGCGAAATGACATCCAACGTCACAAGTCGTACCTCTATGTCAGAATTGACATCTGCCACCGCATCTTCTTTTTCAGGTTGCTCCACCACCAGAGGGACAACGACATGGTGGTGCATGACGAGCGCGTCCCGGAGTATCGCAACGTCTTGTGCATGCACGCCCACGAAGCGAGCGAGACAAAGAACGTCTTTGTCCCGGTTGTGAACCGGAGTGGCCGTGACTGCCCAACGGATCGAACTCTGAGAGGCCACATGCACACAGGCGCGATACAAAGCAGTGCCCTTGTTCCGCATGACGTGCGCCTCGTCCACCACGAATCGCCCCCATGTCACGTCACCAAACTTAAGATAGTGGTTCCGAAGCACACCGTGTGTGGTGATCACGACCTTGCGATCAGCAAGAAAGCTAGTCGGGTTCGATACGAAGAACCCGCCGTCTACAATGAGTGTGGGAAATACACCCGTAACCGCACGGACCGTAGGAGGCCACTCTGACAAGACCATCCTCGGCACTGCGATGAGGCATGGGAACATGTCCTTTCGGAGAGCCATCAACTCGCACATCAATCGCGTCTTTCCGAAACCTGCATCCTCTGCAAGGATTCCACCGAGGACGCCAGGAAAACTAGAACGAGTAGAACAAGCGACATCTTCACGGTCCATCATCCATTCCAGTACTTGCTCCTGCTCAGGCGTCAATTTCGGCAACTCTGAACACATGAATAAAAACAGAGCATATTCGCCTATCCCCAACCAATAGATTTACACTCACATTACAAATCTTGGAATTGATGGGTCTAGGACGACCTCTTCCATTTGCCCACAGCAGCTCTGTTGTTGTTGATGAATAAAAACTCGTATTGTTGTAGACACCACTCGCCCCCCCCTCCCGTGGTCGCGACAATGTGATTCCTTGGTGCTTATGTCTCAAGCTAGCGAGTCGTTCAAGAGGCTCTAAATCCGGATTAGAAATTAAAAAAAAACGGCCGGGAGGCAGGAACGCCCATTATATTACAAACCTTCCTCAGACTCTTCAAAAAATATTTTGAGAACTGTATACACACACTTACTTACCGATGGATAAGAAAACTTCAACAAGTACAATGAAAAAATCAACGACACGACCTCGCACCTCAACAACCGCGAACTCGAAGACATCTGGACCAACTAGGCCCTCCTCTGGAACAACTAGGCCCTCCTCTGGAACAACTAGGCCCTCCTCTGGAACAACTAGGCCCTCCTCTGGAACAGCAAGGGCCTCGTCATCAGCATCTACAACACGATCAACATCTAGAACCGGTCATCTGATCGGTTCCGCCGATCGACGGGCTGTGTTTAAGAAATGCACAGAAAACAACTTGGACGATCGTAAGAAGTATGAGGTGAGCAATGTCAAATACGATGATGCCAAGCTTTCACAATCCCAAATGCAGAGTATCATTAAATGGGCACTAGACAAGTGGAAAACAAAGGGGGATGTAGATTTCAACTTAAAGACGCACAAAGGGATGAAGACTCTCGAGGAAGAACTCCTGTGCCGTTTCTTGCGACCATCCGAACTCATCAGGCTCATGTACATGATGGACATGTCAATCTTCATTCGCGAGGTCACTGTGCCTATCAAACCAACTATTTCGGCTGAAGATATAGTCGGGCACTTGGGAGCTCACGCGTACGCGCTGACTAAGAAGTTTGACCTACTGTACGTTTGGTACCACTCTGAGGGCAATAAGCTCGTCATGTACGCGGTTGAACATGGATACAAGGGGGGTGAAGGAAAGGGGAAAATCGAACGAGCCATCAAGTTCCTAGAAGGTAAAGGCTTCGTCAACCCCGACAAAAGCATCGTATGGAAGATGAAACACACGCCTGTCCAACCAGGGTCAGCTGCAGACAAACACCTCAAAAACCTTACATGACGCATTGCACATCAACACAGACGTCGTGTTATTTTGGACCAGTGGGAATAGGCGATCGCTTAAGTGTGGCCGTACACAATGAGCTATGTTCCGTCGAGTGTAAAGTATCAACAATAACTTCTTCCACAAGATGATGCATCCAATGCGAATACAAAGCAAGTGTAAATGATCTAAACGACGTATACATCCCATTCAATCCGACAATGGCATGCGAATCATTCTGTGCATTGTGCCACTTTCCGATGAAAGCGACACAGAAAAGCGTACAACTCGCATGCTGCCAAGCAGAATGTCACGATAAATGCATGAACGTGGCCATACAGACGCGTGACAAGTGCCCCAAGTGCGATGAACCCTTCTCATCAGCGGATGCGATGACGAGTGATCTGCCACACAGAGCCAATACCGATGGAAAAGATGATGATGCGCATGAAGCGGATCTTGTGCCTCAAGAAGAAGACATACGTCGAGTATCGTCGGATACCCAAAACAAGAGTATATCAAACATCATTGCACGTGTGTCGGCAGCTATGAACGCGACCTCTTCCGTGGTGTCGGCAGCTATGAACGCGAAATCTCCCGTTGTGTCGCCAGCTATGAACTCGAAATCTCCCGTTGTGTCGCCAGATATGAACTCGAAATCTCCCGTTGTGTCGCCAGATATGAACGCGAAATCTTCCGTGGTGTCAGGCAGCGGTTCAACTTTTATCGAGAGGATGAGAATACGGAAAGGGACAGAGGATAATCGTTCAAAAATCAAGGACGACATTCATCACTACAAGGATGAAGAAACCTCTTCGATGAAGGGTGATAGTGGGCTAAGGGATGACATCACACAACTTCACCACCTCCATGAATTGATCGTGGTATGTTGCGCAATGTCATTGTTGCTGTGGTTATTTTTCTCGAACGCCATCTAAAAATCGTTCGCGTCTTCAAGGAATGCGTACCCCCTTGCCAACTCAGGAGAACACACCACCTTATTTCCCAGAGGAGGACGCTTCCCACGCTTGATCACAGTAGCAGAGGAAGATGCTGATCTGCGCACAGGAGCGAGATCCAACATACGTTGATCATACATATCCTTGTCGAAACGGAGACACGTGACATCATTCCAAACGCCCTCGAGGGTATCGATCATGCGAGCGGAGAAATCAGTATCAGCATGCACCTTGACGGTGCTATGCTTTCGAACCTTCCACCATATGATATTCACACGGTACGAGTCGTCAAGTGAGGACGACTCCGCATCCACGAATTCGCGAAGATGATCGAGCAACGATTGGGGTGATGAATCAGATTTCCCACCACCCACAATATGATTGTCTCTGCCGAAACAGGGTGGATACACGTAGGACGGAGGCTCATTGCTACCATGCTTTATCTTCTCTACAAATACTCCACGGAAAGCGGACTTCATAATGGACTCGTCACGCGATATTTCTGCGAACTCAGCCTCTATCTCTTCCTCTGAGTGAAGGATGTCGAACTCGACCTCAAAGTAATCGCACTCGAGCAAACCGGACACCGCCAACTGACCCTGAATCTGGAGGTAATACTGCATCGGTACGGTACCGTCGATCTTTCGACGCCATGGACACTTGATCTCGAGCATCACGCCATCCTCGGTCACGCCGTCAGGAGAGGCGCCTAGGAATGACTTCGATGCATGGCAGAGGAGACCGAACTCGTGCACGAGAACGTTCGTGTTCAAGGTACTATACAAGGAACATGCGACAGGCTCGAACATGATTCCCCACCGGAGAGGAGGAATAGAACAATCGAATGGTTTTGGCAGCACGTGCCCACACTTCTTCTCAAGAAAGTCGCGACGTGTACCAAATTTACCAAGACCCACAGCTTGACCAAAGTCACTCGCTGTTATCATCGTATCGCGAATTAAGTACCACGGAGGAGTACGTTGAGGAATACCGGGCGACTCAATCAAATCACGCAGCGTCTGGCGCGCAACTTTGACATACCGAGTACGCTCTATTATATCTGACTCATGGACATCACGCCCCATTGCGGCAGAAGCAATCAAATGCAAAGCAGCACCGCTGCCCTCACCACAACCCATCGCACGCATCAAGCGGTCGATACATGCCGATTTATCCTCCGAGCCACGGATGCAATGGGACGAGATGCTCTCAAGCACCTGATCCTCGGGAATGAGGGGGGGGATCGGAGCCATGTATATAAATTATCAGCAGAAAGGGTTTGAAGTAATTGTTTTTTTTATTGAATAACAATTCCGCTTTAAGCATACAGTTGTTCTCAAATAATTTTGGGACACAGACGGTTTAACGGTTTACCAAAGAGGCGACTCTGAATATTTTCGAGAACCTCTTCAAATTGCCCACTTTATTTTAGAACAACTGTAATTAAATCTCACTTTCGTTTTTTAACTTTTCTAAATATGAAGTCTCGAGCACAGTTTAGAGCATCGTCATCTGTCATCGAGTACGCGCAAAGGTTATGAAACAACGAGGTAGTAGTGATGCAGTTGATGATAAAAGAAATGCTATATAGTCCGCACTCGCTGTCTCCGTACTGCTTCTGGATCGTGTTCCAACCTATGGGGACGTCTGTGCCGGCGACAAAACGCTTCATGAATTGCAAAATAGGAGCAGGTGGCTCTTTGCCAAGGGAATCATAGTAATACAACCCGTAGCGATGGGGCTTAGATCGGTCGATGCAACCGTACATGGCAGCCCAGTGAGAACCTCCCATCCACGACGGGTCCATGTTTACAACAACACCAAAGTCGGTCTTGCCACCAGTTGTCTCTGAAAAAGTATTCGCATGAATATTGCAAAGCTCAGGAACCACGGAAATGCAACGCCTCTGCATATACGCGTCTCCCGGGGGACGGGAGGAGTCATCAACAACCGTGTCGTCGATTTCAGGATCCTGAAAGTTTAGAGGATGGACACCTAAAAAACGAAAGTGAGGATGATTGTCCTCGTACTGATCCAACACGTTCCAAATATCGAAGGTGTCCAGCAAATGATGAGGCTCTCCATCGCTCCACGTAGGACGAAATGCGGAAGAGAATGAACGAGGGATATGGGGATTTTTCTGCAACCACTCAACTTCCTGACCGAGAGACGTGCCGAAATGTTTGTGCAACATGGCTGAAAATAAATACAGGTTGATTCCCGAAGAAGAACTTGTACCACCAATAGACACATTCAATCCGGAACGTTTGGCAATTGTTTCCAATTGTTTAGGGGAGAAACACGTATCCGTATTCGATACGTACTTTGAATGCGAAGGATGACAACGACTCATACAGCTAAGGACATTTGATAGTGGGACACCTTTTATTTTGGGGATTTGACCAATTCAAGCTTTGTAACCGATCTTGTCAATACAGATACTGTCTTCAGGAGATTGATACAAAACATTCAAGGCCTGTACAGACACAGAAGTTACATGATCAAAGTAGCCTGACAAGTCAACGTGTTGGCTTACATCGTGCGCATCAATAATGTTACAGTATATTGAATCAATTACAATTCTCTATGTACAACTTGGACAGACGGTCGGAACGACTCCGGAACGACTTGCTATCCTGGGATATCAACACCGAGAAATCCCAATTCCGCTCCATGTTCCGCAAACAGTAAAAATCCGCCGTGATGCAGGAACGCCCAATTACTCCCGAAAGCGGTTTCTCGATTTTAGTCTTCAATCGAGTATTTGAGATCACTTCAAACGTCGCAAGCTCTGTCGTTCGGTAACCTCTCTAGAAGAGTATATAGCAGTTACAATATCGTCTGCTAATTGAGCGTCATTCGGAAAAAATGAGGAAATGCGGTCCCTGATATTCGTCTTAGACACTTGAGGACGCACGTATTTCGTTTTGTAACGAATGCGACCACTCTTTGTGTTCAGGTCCTCTATGTCGTGGTGATCCATGAAGCCAATAATACGCTGGGTCAATTTCTGCTTCTCCAGTCTACGGTCCCGAATCGCATGCTGCAAGGTCTTTATGCTATCATCAAGCTCAATCCATGTACATACATCGGACTTGAAATCATCTAACAAATAGGGACCCGCAGATACTTGAGAAGAAGACGCATCAGCATCTCCTTTGGTATCTAAATTGCCTTCGGCATCTCCTTCGGCCCCTGAATCTTCTCCTTCGGGATCTCCTTCGCCCTCAGAATCTTCTCCTTCGGCCCCTCCTTCGGCCCCTGAATCTTCTCCTTCGGCCCCTGAATCTTCTCCTTCGGCCTCAGAATCTTCTCCTTCGGCATCTCCTTCACACTCACTGTTTACGTTGTTGTACAGTTCACGTGTCGAGATCTTTGTCTCATCCGTATCTTTATCTCCTGAAACACGATGGTGTTGCATCAGTGTATATGTGTACAAACGTTACTCCTTTACAACAAGTTTTTTTTATGCACAATTAATGGGCGTTCATTCCTCCCGGCGGATTTTTTGAAATTTTTACTCAGAATTTAGAGCATCCGGAACGACTCGCTAGCTTAAGATATCAGCACAAATCCGCTCCAGACCATGTTTCGCAACCATTAAAAATCGGCCGGAATGCAGGAACGCCCATTGTATGTGACTCTATCGAATTCTCTGACGTCCTTGAAAAACATAATATTTTTATTGTCATCAACACCATCAATCACATGAAACGACGCCGTGCCACGACGAATCGTTAGGGGCTCATCAGAAAAAAGAAGAATGTCTGCCAGCCAATACACGTCATCATCACGAACGTTACGTTTCGGAGTTCTAATGATTCCGTAAATCATCGCAACCACGTCTTTTCGCGCAATAGGAACGTTCTCACGCGGACGCGAAGCAGTCGATCGAATGGATGACAAATGAAACAATAACTGCAAATCTGAGCGTATGGCCATAGAAACGTCACGCCGCAACACATCTCGCACCATGTCGCGGGAACGCAAATCGCGCTCCCATGGGGACATGAAAACTCTGTCGTCAACGTGATGTTGGAATTCGTCAACGTAAACGAACAAACCACCGACGCTCACAGACTTCGAATTAAGTAAAAAAGGTATCATCGAAGATTTCGGAGACAACATCTTAACTCGAAAGCCGTTGTTCCCATTACCTAAAAAGACCTCTGCAATCAAATGGATACGAAGGGGACTACTCTTCACATGACTGTTTTTAACAGGAGGATGTACGCCTTTCTGCAACTTAGCAAGAGATTGTCGAACCGCGGTCACAATAAGTGGGGGGGGTACATTAGAATTATCATCAAGAGGAATGAAATGCTCAAGTGAAGCACGCTGCTCCCCCCGAATACCCAAACGTTCCACAACTGAACGTCCGCCCACAAATTGTTCAAGTAGAATGCAAAACGAGCTCGCACGTTCGAGAGTGTGCAGAGAAGGCAAGTGGATTCGAGTTTCTGCGTTGCTTGTTGAATTATCATTACTACTACGACGAGATACACAAGATCCTCCTACGGATAAGGTGACCGTCAACCGCCCCGTTATGGTGCCCATCAAATCGGCGATCGCATCGACATCGGGGCGAGAGAGTGCGAGGTTGTTGTCCTCCTCCAACGCGACAAGGAAACGTGAGAACGCTCCGAAAATGCAGAGCTCACGTATTAAGGCGGCCCAAGTTGCGTCCACAGCCTCTGAGTCGTACTCCTTAAGGAGCTGCGGACGAGATACCTTCCCCAACAAAGGAAGGAGAATACTGTCCAATCCGAATATGGTCGCGTACGACCCGGATCGCATGTGCACAAGGAAAGCTTCGAATATAGAGGGGGATGACAGAGTATCACGCGCGTCTCCTCCACGCATGAACCGCGAGCACACATAACCATCCCCCATGGCAACGAAGATCCCGGGAGATTTAACCAACACATCGTGCACAGAAAGGAGAAATACCCGCACGTCGCCTGAAGTATACACATCAGCCAAAGCTCTAAGAAGACTTGTATCTAGAGGGGTACCAGAAGATCCAACACGAACAATTATAGAAGTGTGGTCCTCGTCGTCTTGTGAAGAAACAAGGACCGAATGCAAGGCACCTAGACGCCCCTTGACAGGAAGAGGAACGACACCACTATGCATGACATACCGAGAAAATGATGTAATATTTATACTACTAGGAGACGATACTGAAACATGTTTTTCGTCAGTCCTATTTTTAGTCTTACGGTTGGTGCTACCAGTAATATTGTTGCTACTTGTTTTACCAGAACCTCCTCCTGCGTCCTTGGCTTCGCACTGGTCGACGCGTTTCCCAGGTTTGTTGAAGCAGCACGGTAGACACAACCCCGAAGGATGTTTGGATGGATCCAGAAACCCGACGTGCCGATGATTCTTGTTTTTTGACTTCCTGAAGTATTTGCTGTCGTACAAGATAGGTTCCTCTGCAGGTCCACCAGGACACCGGCCCCCTGCGCTGACAAGTTGATCACGTGTCATGCTCACGCGACTCATCGGACACCACACAGTAGGGCAAATGTAAATGTTACGCTCAGATGTCTCCTTAGAGCTCCCATAAGCAATCGCACGGTCGCCGTATGAGTTTGATGGTAGGACGTCAAACTCCTCGCGCGTCACCACAACAGGTTGACGTTTGTCCACATGAGGACACATCTTCGAGTACGTTGTGCCGGAAAATAGATTGGGGTCAGCGCGATACAGACTCTCCAACAAAAAACTCCTAGGAACACTACTATCACCGTTTTTGGTAACGTAATTAGATCTTCCGCTACGAGAACTTCCGGTATGCAAATTCTTTTCTGGAGAATCTTCTTGCGAGAGGGCGCCAAACAGCATATCTGCCTCCGAATTCAAGAAGTCATTATTTGAGGCATTCAATAACTCGCCACCACCACCTACTTGTAACATAGATGCCGATAGTTCTGAAATACTACGCACCCTTCCAATGATACCGGCGATCCGCATCATTACATGCGGTCGCGCGTTCTCAAGCGTGATAGAGTACGAGAAGGCGCCACGAGACTGAACTTGGAGCATCGGCTCCAGGGTCAAGGCACTAACGACACTCAATGCATCACTACTACTACGATCAGCATCGATCGCCTCCTCGCATTGGTCCTGTGTCAAGTGATCGAAACGGGATCGAATGAGTCTAACAGCATCCGTCTTAGAAAGCTGACGCATGTTTGCAACTGCTTTAAAGAGGTTTCTGGGGTCCGTGTACCCGGAAACTCCACGGTAAGAGAGAAATTGGGATTTTGAAGGAGGAGTGATTGCGTCAAAGTTCAAGATGTCTTCACGAAGGTCTTTCACCAACTTCCCGTGTTCTCCACGTCGGTCCTCGACCGAAATAACGTACCGAGAGTCACGTGCATCCCACTCAAGACTAGAATCACCAACGGAAACGAGTGGGCGAATACGCACTGGGCAATCAATGTGATCGAGGGCGTCGTTCGCTTCCCCGATGCACACCATGTTCACTAACCGGACCGCATCCGGAATTCTCGAAGCATCCGGGATTCGCTGGAATGATACATTGACGGAAAGGTCGTCGTCAAAGCTAACGATCGCCACTCCCCCACCAACGCTATCCAGTGACACGAATGCGCGCATGCGGCAGTCCGATGAGGGAGGGCGGCGCAGCCAACGAAAAACCTGGCGAAACATGGCAGGGTCCTCATAAACAGTAGAACGACGCACCTTCAATGAAACTGACCGGCCCAGATTGTCAAGTACCCCATTCATCAACTGCACAGCATGCAAATCTTTGAGATCACCACTTCCACTCATTAACCGACCAAATATGGCAGGTATCGTGTCAGAGAAGAGACCTCGGATCGAAGGAAGCATTCGGTAGAAAGAAGGCGATGCTAGAGCAACCGCAACTACGCTCCTGACTTCGATGGATACTACCTCAACAAGTGGATTGGAAGGGTTGGGGGCGATGATGACACCAGGTCCGACACTACTACTAGTATTAGTACTACCAACACGAGATGGTGTTAATGGAAAGTATTTGAGAACAAACCCTCTAGATGGCGACGACTTGTGCTTGCTCTTACCCAGCACGTCCTCTATTGTGGCGAAGTTCACAACCATGAGTCTCGAGGATTTATCGATGCCCCATGTAAGCAAGTCACCGATTGTCTCGAACTCGAAGGGCGACTCAGCTACATTCAATCGCGAAGAGGAGGAGGACCATGCGTCCGGGTCCTCATCCCCCCTCTCCACAAGAGGTAATTGCGGTTCAAATGGGTTCACGCTCCAAGCGTTTAGGAGAACATCTGAAGAGGTTGTCTGCTGGACGTAGCGCACTCCCATTCGCCGGTAAGCAACCGACCCTTCGGATGCGAAGAAACGCATAGCGGCAGAAGTGAAATGCTGAAGAGACACATGGTCCGAAACCACTATCGCATTCTTGTCGTTGGGCCCAACAACAACGTCCAATGCGCGGAGCGCCTTATCGGACAAGGGCTGCTCATGCATAGCCAACAACATTTTGTATACGCGCTCTCGCGAAACGCGGCCATTTAAGACATCTCCAAAGCGAGGGTCCGAGTTCGCGCGAACGTTGGCCATGATGTGCGAGACCACGTGGTCAAGATATGGATTGTCCAGGTACGCTCGAAGTGTAGCGTCCCCTCCTCCGAGTACGGTGCTAGTAGTGCTAGAAACTTCTTCGTTAGGCGAATAAGAAACCCAGAAACATACGCCCTCATTCGTGCGGGCATGTCCTGACCGGACGAGTGCGCCACGCAGAGCGCGAACGGAAAGCCTATGGCAATCAAAGCCTGGAGGCAGCCCGATACTAACCGGTGTAGACGACGAAACGGATGTCCATTTCCGCAATACGAACGGGGAAGAAGAAGAAGATGCAGGAGAGGATGAAGAGGACTTATTTTTCTTATTTTTCATTGACAAGTGTGAGGACAGGACAATCAATAAAATGAACTACTGTTTTTTTATACGGTTTCCCACAGTTCCCCACTGGGACCATGTTCGCATCGTGTAAAAGAAATTTCAAATAGGACGTTTCTGTGAAAAAACGACATTATTGACCGGTTGTAACATTGTTTGTATCGACGAAGCAGGATTTTACGCTGGCGAACACAGCAGATTCAGTTGTTCTCAAATAAAGCTTGTTATCAAATAAACTAAATATTACGCTGGCGAACACAGCAGATTCAAAAAAAATGACGGTAGCAATAATTCATGCCATAATCTACTTGTAGATTGCGGTTGCATCGGCGATGAGTAAGCGCTTCTCGAGACTCTTTAACAGTCCTGGGTCGGCGCTCTTCTCGTCGGGGATCCTTAGCTTCTCGTGGGAGGCGTCGGAGATCCTTTGATGCATGACATTCTTCAGCAGGAATTGGTGCTCCTTTAGCAGGGCGTTGTGCTCTGCCTTGACATTCTTCAGTTCGGCGTATTGGGTGAGGATCTGGTGTTGAAACGCAAGCTTAAGCGCGTTGATCTCGTCGACGAGCATGTCCATGTCGTTCTTGACGTGGGGTACCGTCAAGCTAACGTTGTGGATGATGTAGTCCACGTTCTCGCCGATCAGGTTTGTGAAAACCTGGTTGCGGTGATCGTCGCACGCGTATATGTGGCACTTATCAAGTGGTAAGATCTTCGTCGTAGGGGAGGAGCTCTTGCTGTGGTTGGTGCACGGCGAGTTTAGTCCACCGGCGCATCGCGTGGCAACTTCCTCGACGACCGCGTAGTGCACATTGCACGCGTTAAAGCAACTGTTCCCCGACACTATCGTGGTGGGGTTGCAGCTTAATACGGTGTTGTGGCACCTACCGCAGACGGTCGAGCCGTTGCAGCGAGTTTCGGTGGTAATCTTTGAGGACATTGTGAGATCTGAATGAATGAAGATTCGTTGTGAGTACAGGGAACTCAATCGGTTTCAATTTTTTTCTGAGGTCTGGATGATTATAAGGTGTGTCCCACTTTATTTGAGAACAAATGTAATGACCAATTGTACAACAGGATACAATGGTACAAAAATGAGCAAGAGGTACGTTGTAATTGGGCTCAGCCCATGTACTTGTCGTAAAACAACGAATAATTATCAATCTTCGTTGCATCCTCGTCAACGTCGTCTATTCTCAGCAACGCACAGAGACACGCGGTTCGTAGTCGCATTCAAAGAAGAAGAAGTGCGTATCGCGGAACACGTCGCGTCATTGCTGGATGCAGGGGAGATGCATCAAAATGTCGCTTATGTCAACAACAGGAACAATACCCTCTTCATTAAAAAGAGGGGTATCCTCCTGGCCACCGCCAAAGATCCCGACACATCAAGAACACCAATCCTTGAGCATATATCGCGAACCGAATTCGATGACATGCCACACACACGCATGCTTGGTACAATATGCGTCAGTCACGTGTTGGACGAGGACGACGACGTCATCTTCCTCTCATGCAGTGTGCGGAAACCCAACTTGAATAATTTTGAACGGTGTGTACATCACCTGTCACGCGAGTTCGGCGGCAGCAACATCTTTGGAGGAGAGGAGGATGTCTGATGGTGCACCTCCAAGTAAACAACGGTCTTGGACAATTACTAATCCATGGTTAAATGTTATCGTCCCATGTTGTTGTCTTAAAGACCCCGTAGTATACCAAGAACACAATCAAAGAATGGACCGTATCGCGTGCTTGCTAGATCGAACGACGCCACTTAGAGAAATATACAACAAGCACTCCCCACCCCATGATAACTTTATGAAGGGCCGTGCACAAAGGTGTTTTGAGGAGTTCGAAAAAAAGAATCAAATCAAGACTGGAACAGAACAAGAAATCGTTGATACTATCGCAAGACTTTCGTATTCTGCTGAAAACATTAAAGATCTGGAACCAACTAAGACATTATCATTGTGCGCGAAACAACTTGCATGGGAAGAGGTAATCAAAGCCATCCTTACACTCAGTCCTCATGAATAAGTTACAAGTTGTGCACAACAATCGACCGTCTGTCCAAGTTGTACATAGAGAATTGAAATTGATTCAATATACTATAACATTATTGGCCGGTCTGAGTGTAACCAAGCAGCAAAAGATTTTGCTGCATGAACACACAATCACCAAGGACAGCTGCCAGTCAATGCGCCTGGGGGTCACTGCTCAGCAACTACCATCTGAAGCAGAACGATTCATATGAGATCCTGGTAACCAGCCTAATGAAGATGCACTTACACGCAGGGAACGATGATGTTTCTGAGCTGCCACGGTCCCATCACAAAATTGAGCATGTGCCAGATATCTTTCCAAATGGTGTGGAGTGGGATGGTGTATTGTATGCAGAGCAAAAAAACCATCTTTACCTGATTGAAGCGAAGAGCAGCGTGGAGAACAGCCACATCGCTGGCATGCAAGCCCGCATGAAACGGACTGCGGAGTTCATTGATCTCTGTGCAACAGGCAGTCTGCCAGTTGGCAAGGTAAAAACTCAGCAACGACAGTTGTGCGCCGCATGGGCTACCTATTCTGGGCGTACGGAGATATTTGGTGTTGTTGGTGCCCCTGGTTTCACTGAAATCATGCATGTGACTGCGGAAGCTCAAGGCATTATAACAGTCTACCCCAAAGGTGGATGGTACGCAATTCAACCACCAAAACAGTTGTGGTCCTGTGTCAATTCTGATAACCCAGGAGCACAGCAGCCATCAGCAGAAACATTTAAAGTAACGAAGGAGCAGCTTGATGAAGCACAAGAATTGGAGTTTGAGAGGGAGCATGTTGTTGTAGAGTGACATACAGTTGCAGGTCAAGCTGCTGCACCGGGCGTTGTCATGAAAAGCAGCCGGCTTTGGTTGTACACCTGCTTGACCTGCACCAGCGCAACTCTCATCCCAGGCCCGCGAATAATGCAAGCTACGCGAGCCTAGCCCTCTTTGGTGGCTTCATTAGCAGGCATCAAAAGCAACCCATGACATCCTCATGCAATTCAAACGTAATCATGCAGGCTCTGGTGATGAACATTGTAAACCGTGAATTCTTGGTGATAAACATTGTAAACCGTGAATTATTGGTGTAAACATGTGCAATGTAAGAAGTTCAATGTATGAAGTTCAACAAACGGTTCCAGTAAATGTTGCACCAACCCCCGACATACCGAAAGCTTTCGCAACGCGACCATGTGCTCATGCGCCCCGGTATGTACGTAGGCTCTGTGGAGCAAACGACCGACGCAAAACAGCGCATCGTCGTTCACACCACGATCAAGACGACGACTCCAACATGCGTTGATGAAAACAAGGAAGACGAAGATGATGATGCTTCAAGCACCATCAGCGACTCGTCGAAAGCGGTATCATCAACAAGAACCAAGGCTTCCGTCGCCGCAGATACTGCTAATGTGCGCATTGAGATGGCGCACGACTCGACTGTGCACATACCGGCATTGTTCAAAATCTTCGACGAGATACTCGTGAACGCACTTGATCAGGTGCAAGAGAACGATGCAGTCCGCCGCATCGATATTAGCGTCGACCGCGGCACGGGCGTCATCGGAGTGCGTAACGATGGAGTAGGGCTGCCTGTGGAGATGCACCCGGAACACGAGTGCTACACCCCAGAACTTATATTCGGACACATGCTCACGTCAGCCAACTACGACGATGACATGGAGAGGACCATTGGCGGACAGAATGGCATCGGAGCCAAGGCTTGCAACATCTTCTCGGAATGGTTCGAAGTAGAGACGCTAGACGCCACACGCCGCCTCAAGTACACCCAGCGGTTCGAGGAGAACATGTCGCGCACGCTGCCACCCACAATCTCCGCAGTGCCAGCCAGGACGAGGAATCCCAAGCAATTCGTCAGCGTGCGCTTCCTCCCCGACTACAAACGCTTCGGAGGGCTTCAGTCTCTTCCTGAGGATATCCTCAAGGTCATGGAGAGGCGCGCGTACGACATTGCAGCGCTCACGCCCACTCGCGTGACCGTCACATTTAACGACCATATCTTGCCCATCCGGTCGTTCGAGCAGTACGCCAACATACACGGTAACACGGAATCCGAACTCGTCTTCGAAAACCTGAAGATGTTCGAGGGACTCGAATGGGAGGTGGGGGCGAAGCTATCGGACACCGGGTTCCAACAAGTCTCGTTCGTTAACGGACTGAACACCGTACGCGGAGGCAAGCACGTAGAATACATACTACAAAACATATGCAAACGCGTTGTTGAGTACGTCAGCAACACTAGCACCAAGATCGGACGCTCGCTCAAACAGTCAGTCGTCAAACAGCAGTTCGTCAGAGAGAGCCTATTCCTCTTCGTTAGGGCGACCATCCCCAACCCGACGTTCGACTCGCAGGCCAAAGAACTCCTCACTACACCGGCGACACGTTTCGGAGGGACGAACAAGAAATCATCATCCATAGGCATCTCCGAACGTTTCATCGGGCGCCTCTGCAAGCTAGACGGATTCGTGGATCGAGTAAGCGCACTAAGCGGCGTGGCCACCGAACGCGACACCCGCAAGACAGACGGAGCGAAGCGAAGCGTTGTCTATGGGGTCAAAAAGCTAGACGACGCCGAGTGGGCGGGAACGGCAAAGAGCGAGCAGTGCACGCTCATCCTCACGGAGGGGGATAGCGCCAAGGCAATGGCAGTCGCTGGCCTCGCCGTCGTAGGAAGACAACTCTATGGCGTCTACCCTCTACGCGGAAAGGTCATGAACGTGTGCGACGCTCCCTCAGAGAGAATCTCCGCCAACGAGGAGATCAGCAACATCAAGAAGATCATGGGTCTCCAAAGCGGACGCGTGTACGACTCGGTCAAGGATCTAAGATACGGACGCATCATGGTCATGACCGATCAGGATGTCGACGGCTCGCACATCAAAGGGCTCGTCTTCAACCTCTTCCACCAGCTCTGGCCATCGCTCCTCGCAATAGATGGTTTCATGACATCCATGCTCACACCAATCGTCAAGGTCAAGCAACATTCTAGTAAGCAGAAGCAAAATGTCGTAAGCTTTTACAATATCTCGGACTTTGAGCGATGGCAAGAAGAGAAGAAGTCCGACTCCTCCAGAAAGTCGTGGACTGCAAAGTACTACAAGGGGCTGGGGACATCGACATCAGAGGAGGCGAGAGAGTATTTCCGAGAACTGCGTACTGTAACCTACCACATCGCAGACGAGAGAACGTGTCCCGACGCACTATCCAGATCGTTTGACAAGCGTCGCGCGAACGATCGGAAGGCGTGGCTACAATCATACGACACCAACGACACGCTGGACTACCAAGCATCGCAGCAGATGAGGGTGTGCTACGGAGACTTCATCGACAAGGATCTGAAACACTTTTCGAATTACGACGTCCTCAGGTCTGTACCATCAGTTGTGGACGGTCTTAAGGTGTCCCAGCGCAAAGCTCTCTTCGGCTGCTTCAAGCGATGCGGTCCCTCGAACGACAACTTCCCGGAAGCGCGAGTCGCTCAGCTCGCGGCTTACGTTTCGGAGCACTCCCTCTTCCACCACGGAGAGGCGTCCATGCAGGGCACCATCATAGCCATGGCCCAAAACTTCGTGGGTGCCGGCAACAACCTGAACCTTCTGCAGCCCATCGGACAGTTCGGGAGCCGCCTCGGAGGTGGGTCGGACCACGCTTCACCTCGATACATCCACACGTGTCTAGAGCCCGTGACGCGCGCCCTCTTCCCCAGGGAGGACGACCGCGTCCTAGAGTACCTCACGGACGACGGGACGAGCGTGGAGCCCCGGTTCTACGCCCCGATCATACCGCTTGTGCTAGCTAATGGAGCCGACGGCATCGGAACCGGCTACAGCACACACATCCCATGTTTCGATCCCAGAGACCTCGTGATCGCGATCCGGGAACGCATCTGCGGAACAGAACGCATCACGAAGCTGAAACCATGGTACAAGGGCTTCCGTGGCGAAGTGGGGGGCATTCGCGTGAACGGCCGCGAGGTCATAACCGGCAGCGTGGTGAAGGTAGGCGCGACCAAGGCGCGCATCACCGAGCTACCGGTAGGCGTATGGATCGACGACTTCAAGGAGACGCTCGAGAACTTCGTCGGGGATAACGCCAAGGGTGTCAAAGGGTTCTCGAACGAGAGCACGGAGGACAATGTAAGCTTCACCATCACGTTCTCGAACTCCGCCACGGCATCCTCTTGGCTCCAGGTGAATACTACTCAAGACTCCGAAGCACACGATGACGACATAGGATACGGAGACACCGTGAATGGTCTCACGCGTCTGGAGATAGAGCTCAAGATGTACGTCTCAAAACCTCTGTGCATGACCAACATGCACCTCTTCGATGCCAGCGGCCGCATCCGCAAGTACTCCAATCCAGAGGAGATCCTAGACGAGTTCCTCGAGCAGCGTATGAAGGTCTACGTGCAGCGCAAGGCATGGCTTGAGTGCGAGCTGGCGGAGACCCTGCGCGTGTTGGAGCAGAAGGTGCGCTTCGTGGAGCTAGTGGTCACAGGCGAACTGGACGTGTTCAAGGAGGTGGTCGACGACGACAACGATGACGATGTGGAAGATGACGATGACGATGACTCATCAGGTCTTGACTCGTCGTCAATGCAACAAGGCACTGTATCACCAGATGCTACAGAGAGGAAGCGTGTACACGCACTCGAGAGGCACGGACTGGAGTGTGTGAAAGGGTCGTTCAGGTACCTGCTGTCGATGCCCGTATCGTGCCTGACTCGGAAGCGTAAGGATGCGCTGGAGCGCGAACGTGACGCGAGGCGCACCGAGTTGGAGGCGGTGCGCGTCACGGATGAGAAGGACATGTACGTACGGGACCTAGAGCGACTCGAGAAATTCCTGATCAAGTAAACTGATGGGATGGTGTGAGCACAATGGTAGAAATTCTTGGTAGAAATACATAAAAATGTACCTGTAATTATTATCAGTAAACATGGCCGATGATGATCTTTTAGTGTACAAATTCTTAGCAATTATTTTGCTTTCCGTAATCGTCGCTGTATCCATGAAGCCCCCGATAAGGGAGGGTCTCACAAACAACCATTCCAACCAACCAACCATTCCAACCAACGATCCCAACAAACCATTCAAAACAATCAATAGAAAAAGGTACGTAAAATCCTACAACGTCGCAGACAACGGCATTTACGGGTTGGAAAACATTGCTTATAACAAGGTTGTACCAAATATCACTGTAAAAGGGAAGATTAATTTCCAGACGCCTAAGAATAACAATACGGATAATTACACCCTGCGTAAAGTAGTCCACGGCGTCGATAAGAGTTCTCTGCGCCTAACGATTAACGACAACTCGGATGAGGTCTTTGAGATTTGGGGCGACTCGTGCGCAAACGGGGGATGTGGAGGAGAAGGTGTCGTCGCTCACAAGTTCACTGCGGATGGCAATGCATGGCACAAGGGTGGTATGACGGCAGACGTAACCAATGTAAATCGTATCAAGCTTGGGAATAAGTGGAGTTTAAGTGGTGTGGGTGACAAGGATGGGAACGACGACTGGTTGAGACTATTTAATAAAGATGGGACTGGATACTACGGGGGTTTAGCTGCCGGGCGATTGTGGTCTGGAGGGGCTACGACCCTCAACGGGCCCACGACCCTCAACGGGCCCACGTACACTAAAGACATCACCGCCTCTGGAAATTTGAATGTAAATGGTGGCAATGCCAATGTCTGCATAGACAGGGCATGCATTACCAAGGGAGACATCAACACTTTCAAGGCCGCGAAGGGATCAATCTCACAACTACAACATGACTTAACCGCGACGACATCTCTTGCTAAGAAACAACAGAAGGTGTCCGCAGAGAATGAACTAACCATAGCTAAACTGCAGCAGGAATTGTCAGCGACGACCTCCCTTGCTCAGACACAACAAAACTTGTCCGCGATGAATGAAAGATCCATTGCTCAACTACAGCAGGAATTGTTAGCGACTAAAGAGCAGGCAAAGGCATTGGCAAAAACACAGGCACAAGCACAGGCACAAGCACAGGCACAGGCACACGCGCATGCATTGGCACAGGCAAAAGCACAAGCACAAGCACAGGCACAGGCACTGGCACATGCACAGGCACAGGCACAAGCACAGGCACAGGCACAAGCGCAAGCACGGGCACAAGCACAAGCGCAAGCACGGGCACAAGCACAGGCACATGCACAGGCACAGGCACATGCACAGGCACAGGCGCGTGCAAATGCAGAGGCGCAGGCGCGTGCACAGGCACAGGCGCGTGCACAGGCACAGGCACAGGCGCAAGCACAGGCACAGGCACAGGCACAGGCACAGGCACAGGCACAGGCAAAGGCAAAGGAAAATCCACGACGGTCAAGAATGTCTCTGCAAGTTCAAGATACTTCATCTGATGGTTTACCAGCATATGGTTCACCCAATCCTGGTTTTGCGATTTTTGCGGGTCAAACACTTTTTGTTTCATTAATGACTAATTCCAAATATTTTACAATTGATAATGGTCCAAAATTGACGTTTAAAAAATATTATCCAAAATCACATTATGGAAAAGATGTTATTAGATATGGTCCTGCAATCCAGAATTTCAAGTCATATGAAAATCACACTTTTAATTTTGTATTCTAGAGGGTTTGGCGTTACTAATTCCAAAAGGTTGCTTACAAATTCACGTCGTTTTCGATAAAGATAGCTTGAGACATCAGCACCAAGGAATCAAAAATCCGCTCCATACCATGTTTCGCAACCAGTCAAAATCGGCTGGGAGGCAGGAACGCCAATTACATGTACATACGGGACCTAGAGCGACTCGAGAAATTTCTGATCAAGTAACGATGGAATGGTGTGAGAACAATGGTAGAAATTCTTGGTAGAAATACATAAAAAATGTACCTGTAATTATTATCAGTAAACATGGCCGATGATGATCTTTTAGTGTACAAATTCTTCGCAATTATTTTGCTTTCCGTAATCGTCGCTGTATCCATGACGCCCCCGAGAAGGGAGGGTCTCACAAACAACCATTCCAACCAACCATTCCAACCAACCATTCCTCCAACCAACGATCCCAAAAAACTATTCAAAGCAATCAATAGAAAAAGGTACGTGAAATCCTACAACGTCGCAGACAATGGCATTTACGGGTTGGAAAACATTGATTATAACAAGGTTGTACCAAATATCTCTGTAAAAGGGAAGATTAGTTTCCAGACGCCTAAGAATAACAATACGGATAATTACACACTGCGTAAAGTAATCCACGGCGTCGATAAGAGTTCTCTGCGCCTAACGATTAACGACAACTCAGATGAGGTCTTTGAGATTTGGGGCGACTCGTGCGCAAACGGGGGATGTGGAGGAGAAGGTGCCGTCGCTCACAAGTTCACTGCGGATGGCAATGCATGGCACAAGGGTGGTATGACGGCAGACGTAACCAATGTAAATCATATCAAGCTTGGGAATAAGTGGAGTTTAAGTGGTGTGGGTGACAAGGATGGGAACGACGACTGGTTGAGACTATTTAATAAAGATGGGACTGGGTACTACGGGGGTCTGGCTGCTGGGAAATTGTTGTCTGGTGGGGTTACGCATCTAAACGGGCCCACTTACACGAAAAACATCACCGCCTCTGGAAATTTGAATGTAAATGGTGGCAATGCCAATGTCTGCGTAGACGGGGCATGCATTACCAAGGGCGACATCAACACTTTCAAGTCCGCGAAGGGATCAATCTCACAACTACAACATGACTTAACCGCGACGACATCTCTTGCTAAGACACAACAGAAGGTGTCCGCAGAGAATGAAATAACCATCGCTAAACTACAGCAGAAATTGTCAGCGACGACCTCCCTTGCTAGGGCACAACAAACCTTGTCCGCGATTAATGAAATAAACACCGCTAAACTACAGCAGGAATTGTCAGCGACGACCTCCCTTGCTAGGACACAAAGAACCTTGTCCGCGATGAATGAAAGATCCATTGCTCAACTACAGCAGGAATTGTCAGAGACTAAAGCGCAGGCAAAGGCATTGGCAAAAGCACAGGCACAGGCACAGGCACAGGCACATTCGCAGTCTCTTGCAAATGCAGAGGCGCTGGCTCGTGCAAATGCATCAAATGCAGAGGCGCATGTGCGTGCAGCACATGCACATTCGCAGTCGCGTGCAAATGCAGAGGCGCTGGATCGTGCACATGCATCAAATGCAGAGGCGCTGGCGCGTGCAGAACAGGCGCATTCGCAGTCGCGTGTAAATGCAAAGGCGCATGCGCTTGCAGAACAGGCACATTCGCAGTCGCGTGCAAATGCAGCAAAGGCGCTGGAGCGTGCAAATGCAGCAAATGCAGCGGCGCTGGCGCGTGCAAATGCAGCAAATGCACAGGCGCGTACAGCACAGGCACATGAGCAGTCTCGTGAAAATGCAGAGGCGCGTGCAGCACAGGCACAGGAACAGGAGCGTGAACAGGCACAGGATCAGGCGCGTGCAGCACAGGCACAGGCAAAAAAAGGTTGTTACGGTGCCAAAACGGGCGATTGCAACACTTGCAGCGATGTCATAAATGCATACAAAGCCAGAGGATGGAAGTACAACCAGAATGATTTTGATCAGTGCAAGGCATAGGCAGATGCACAGGCGCGTGCAGCACAAGCACAAGCACAGGCAGAGGCGCAGGCGCAGGCGCGTGCAGCACAGGCGAGTGCAAAGGCATCATCACCCTACCAATACGTGGGATGTTTCTCTGACGAAGCACACATCCCCGGCATCAGGAGACCTCTCAAAAGGGTTGCAACAGTTGACTCGTTTGCTTTCCGAAAATAAGTAAACCTAACAGTGTATAAGGAATTTGCATGTACTAAATATCAGAATGCCATGTATGGCAACCAACGCTTCTGTAAAATTGGCAAGGTCTCCGATGCCCGTGGTGTCTCCAGGACCGTCCTCCGTCGATGGGCGGATAATGGCACGATCCGGACTCCAGGCAACTAACGTCTCTTTGACCCAAGAAATTCATAGGTTCGAGGATATACGGGTAGCTTAAATTCAACGGCAACTACAGTCGGCGGAACAGTAAAATGAAACATCCCAATAAACGGTATAATGCGTCGACAGACATTATAGTGTACGAGTGGATAGTCCTACAAAATGGCCCGTCCAGCAAAGAAACCTCCTTTCATGACGCATTGCACATCAACTAAGACCCCGTGTTCTTTTGGGCCACGGTACCGGGGAAGAGTCGATCGCTTAAGTGCGGCTGGTCCTTCAATGGACACTCTCGAAAGTACCGACAAAAGAACGATACGGAGTCTGCAGGATGGAGAGCCGTGATCTAAAAAAGAACCACGATATTCTCGTTAACCTGCAATTTGTTGATTCAAAATCGTACTGGTGTTCCACTGCCCCGTGGGTTGCTACACCATTTGGGTGGCTACACCGTAAGGTGTAATGGGCGTTCCTTCCTCCCGGACGATTTTTTTAAATTTCTAATCAGGATTTAGAGCCTCTTGAACGACTCGCTAGCTTGACACATAAGCAACAAGGAATAACAAATCCGCTTCCTACCATGTTTAGCAACCAGTAAAAATCGGCCGGGAGGCAGGAACGCCCATTGTGTGCCGTACACTCCAGAAAGCGGTTTCATTTTAGTATTCCGTCGAGTGTAATATTCCCCTAATCAGTGTTGTTGTATCCAAACATGACGAGGGGCTTGTAGCACAGGCACAAGCAAAGGCACGCTCACGTAAAAGACAAGCGTATTTGATTAGTATAGGTTATTTCAATGGTCGCACAGTCACCTAGAGCGACTCTAGAAATTCCTGATCAAGTAAAAGGATAGGATGGTGAGGCGGTGACATCCTGGTGTGAGAACAATGGTATAAATTCTTGGTATAAATACATTAAAATGTACCTGTAATTCTTGGTAGAAATACATAAAAAATGTACCTGTAATTATTATCAGTAAACATGGCCGATGATGATCTTTTAGTGTACAAATTCTTAGCAATTATTTTGCTTTCCGTAATCGTCGCTGTATCCATGACGCCCCCGAGAAGGGAGGGTCTCACAAACAACCATTCCAACCAACCATTCCAACCAACCATTCCTCCAACCAACGATCCCAAAAAACTATTAAACGCAATCAATAGAAAAAGGTACGTGAAATCCTACAACGTCGCAGACAACGGCATTTACGGGTTGCAAAACATTGATTATAACAAGGTTGTACCAAATATCTCTGTAAACGGGAATATTAGTTTCCAGACGCCTAAGAATAACAATACGGATAATTACACACTGCGTAAAGTAATCCACGGCGTCGATAAGAGTTCTCTGCGCCTAACGATTAACGACAACTCGGATGAGGTCTTTGAGATTTGGGGCGACTCGTGCGCAAAAGGGGAATGTGGAGGAGAAGGTGCCGTCTCTCACAAGTTCATTGCGGATGGCAATGCATGGCACAAGGGTGGTATGACGGCAGACGTAACCAATGTAAATCGTATCAAGCTTGGGAATAAGTGGAGTTTAAGTGGTGTGGGTGACAAGGATGGGAACGACGACTGGTTGAGACTATTTAATAAAGATGGGACTGGGTACTACGGGGGTCTGGCTGCTGGGAAATTGTTGTCTGGTGGGGTTACGCATCTAAACGGGCCCACTTACACGAAAAACATCACCGCCTCTGGAAATTTGAATGTAAATGGTGGCAATGCCAATGTCTGCGTAGACGGGGCATGCATTACCAAGGGCGACATCAACACTTTCAAGTCCGCGAAGGGATCAATCTCACAAATACAACATGACTTAACCGCGACGACATATCTTGCTCAGACACAACAGAAGGTGTCCGCAGAGAATGAAATAACCATCGCTAAACTACAGCAGGATTTGTCAGCGACGACCTCCCTTGCTAGGACACAACAAACCTTGTCCGCGATGAATGAAATAACCACCGCTAAACTACAGCAGGAATTGTCAGCGACGACCTCCCTTACTAGGACACAAAAAACCTTGTCCGCGATGAATGAAAGATCCATTGCTAAACTAAATCAGGAATTGTCAGAGACTAAAGCGCAGGCAAAGGCATTGGCAAAAGCACAGGCACAGGCACAGGCACAGGCACATTCGCAGTCGCTTGCAAATGCAGAGGCGCTGGCTCGTGCAAATGCATCAAATGCAGATGCGCATGTGCGTGCAGCACATGCACATTCGCAGTCGCGTGCAAATGCAGAGGCGCTGAAGCGTGTAAATGCATCAACTGCAGAGGCGCTGGCTCGTGCAGCACAGGCGCATTCGCAGTCGCGTGCAAATGCAGAGGCGCATGCGCGTGCAGAACAGGCACATTCGCAGTCGCGTGCAAATGCAGCAAAGGCGCTGGAGCGTGCAAATGCAGCAAATGCAGCGGCGCTGGCGCGTGCAAATGCAGCAAATGCACAGGCGCGTACTGCACGGGCGGCGGAAGAAGCACAAGCGCGTGCACGGGCGGCGGAAGAAGCACAAGCGCGTGCACGGGCGGCGGCAGAAGCACAAGCGCGTGCACGGGCGGCGGAAGAAGCACAAGCGCGTGCACGGGCGGCGGAAGAAGCACAAGCGCGTGCACGGGCGGCGGCAGAAGCACAAGCGCGTGCACGGGCGGCGGAAGAAGCACAAGCGCGTGCACGGGCGGCGGAAGAAGCACAAGCGCGTGCACGGGCGGCGGCAGAAGCACAGGCGCGTGCAGATGCGCAGGCGCAGGCACAGGCAGATGCTCAGGCGCGTGCAAAGGCAAAGGCAGCGCAAAAACTACTGGCAGAGACAAGAGTACAGGCAAGGGCACAATATACCCTGGAAGTTCAAGGGACTACTCTTGGTGGTGGTTTACCAGATGGAACCAATCCTGGTTTTTCGTTTAAACCGGGTCAAGACAAATTTATAGGTTATATTTTTAAATCCAAATATTTTAAAATTGGTAGTTTTGGTAACATGACGTACAAAGGTTTTTGGTCCGGAAACCAATTTGATCATGGAAATGATGTTATTAGATATAGTAGTCCTGTAATGCAGAATTTCAATTCCTTGAACTTGCCAAACAAACAAACTTTTACATTTTTTTGGTAGGGGTCGGTAAAAGCGTTTGGCGTTTCTAATTCAAAAAGTTTGCTTACAAATTCACGTCGTTTTCGATTCACACAGTCGGAGACAGAAATTGTGGGACACCCTACCGGTGACCCTTGAACCCAACTGGTAGATCAGATAAAGAGTTTAGATCTCGACGCCGTAGCCTGAAAAGTCAAATTCACATCGTGTGCAAAAAAAATCGGCCGGGAGGCGGGAATGCCCATTTATTTGTATAAAAAGCACCAAAGCCCGCATTAGAGTCAGGTCTTGAACAGTGGCACTCTCATCTGAGTTTATTTTCATGTTTATATTATTGTTCCACTGACTGTATTCAACATTTTGCCATCATGAGTACATCGAATCTAAATCCGGATCGAAGAGCATTCGGTAGCGACATACATTCGCCTCGTCCTCCTCCTAATAATAATCCTAATAATAATGTTGTTGTATCCAAACATGACGAGGGGCAGACACATCATGATGACGAGAATGAGCAAGAACAACAAAATAAATCCGCGCCGACAGTGTTATCGCTATTCAATCGTTGTGCAGCCGAAGTCGTGGCATGCTTCTTCTTCCACATATTGGGGTCGTTATCCCCTACACCATGGTGCAACGCAGCCACGTTGTCCATCATGGTTCTAGCGACCGCCCGCATCTCCGGGGCGCACCTGAATCCTTGCGTCACATGGGTTTTCACGTTGATGGGGTACACGCACCCGCACGAGGCAGTCCTCTACGCTGTATCGCAGTACGTTGGATGCGTCTTAGGCGCAATGTACCTCTCGCTCATGATCCCTGGCGTCAGCGTGGGGGGACCTGGCTTAGGATGCTTCTCGCCAAGCGAAGGGATCACAGACAGGCGCGTGCTGGCTATCGAAGGGCTCGGAACGTTCGTGTTCACACTGTGCGTCTTCGCGGTCGTGTGGTACACTCAAAACAAGCACGGGTACGGTACAATCGGTCCTATAATGATCGGACTGGCTCTCCTTGCACCAGCCCTTGCCATAGGACCTCTCACCGGTGGTGCAATGAATCCTGCCCGCGTGTTGGCAAGTCCGACGGTCTTCAACGAGGGCGCAGGATGCAAGGGAGAGTTCCTGGGCGTGTACGTGGGAGCCGAGATGCTTGGCGCCACGTTGTCCGCGATATGCGTGCTCCTGTGCTTCGGTGTGGCAGAGGTTCCTTGGTACCCGTACAGTGTGAAGAAGGTTGTACGGCGCATCGTGGAAGCCGCAAGACACCCACCCTTTGTAACGTACTCATTGGTGCGGGGAGATTGAACCGCAATTCCTCGCGTAAACCCCTAAACCACAGTTAACACAGCATAAATGGGTGACAAACTTAATCAATCAATCAATCAATCAATCAATCAATCAATCAATCAATCAATCAATCAATCAATCAATCAATCAATGAGGTCAGAGACAATTTCACCATTCGCGCTGACCGATGAGGAATGGGCGGATATCATTAAATCCAACACATTCACGCGTAGCAGAGCTGAGAAACGGCGCTTTGATCATCTGCAAGAGGAATCTACTGAAAACATGACGACCATCTTGAACAAATTGCCGAAGATCAAGACGAAGAAGATGTAGATGATACAATCACTGTAGTTAATTGGATTGATGGGACACACGTCCACATTGTAACATATTTTCTCTCTCTCTCTCTCTCTCTCACAACATCTCGACATAATGGGCGTTCCAGACTCCCGGTGGATTTTTACTGGTTGTGAAACATGGTATGGATCGGAATTGTGATTCCTCTGGGCTGATATCTCAAGCTAGCGAGTCTTTCTGGAGGCTCTAAATTCTGAGTAGACATTTCAAAAAATCCGCCGGGAGGCAGGAACGCCCATTACATATCAAAAATTTAGTAGGGATCCTGTGAGAGACGCTTTTCAATTTCGTCCCTTTCATACATGTAGGGACATTCTTGTTCACGGGCATGTTCCTCATTTTCCAAGTCATTGATTACATCACTGACAATTTGGGTCTCCTTATTCGATATGTTGTTCAGTGATTCAATGAAGGTCTCGAAGATTTTCTTACGCTCTTTCTGACAGTTCTGAATGCGCTTGCGATACTTGAACATACATGAATCTTCGATGCACCCCTGGTGCTTCTCACACCCTTCATTTCCGTCCCCACAAAACTCGAGGCCATCTTTGTTAAGGTTGTGATGAAAAACGCTCCGAGGGCATCCCGTAAACGTAATTCGGACAGTGCGAATACAATCTCGGGAGGGGGAGATCTTACACATCACTCTTTCGCTGCAAATGTTAAACATTTGTGCTTGATACAAATGTACTTACTTACTTACTTACTGACGCGAATTATTTTTAGTGCAATCGTCCGCGAGTCAATGACTCACTGAGCTGGCTTGCTGACATCCTTGTCGGAACACCAATGCGGACAATCTTTATCTGCAGACAGGCTCTCTCGATTATTCCAAGTCTTCATCAGAACACACGATATGCAGCAGTTGATACAATGTATAAAAGTTACGAACAACAACTACTAAAGTGCTTACTCGCACATTTACGATAACACATATTTTGATGAAAGTGATACAATCGTGTTGAAAATAAAAGGCATATTACATATTCACACTATAATCCACAGTGGAGCGCCAAGAGCTACCATGGGTAATCCTTCACAACAGCAACATGATGCAAGCGCGCCCATCTCTCCGCAACTGGCTGAGCAGGCGCTTCACCGGTTTCTATCCCAGCGCCGTGTACATAAAGGGGACGAATTCACACACACCGGGATGGGAGGACGCTCGTGCAGTGCAGGATCATACTACATATCCGCATCCGACCAGGAAGATTTCCACCGTCTGTACCGTGAAGCAGTAAATGCAGGCGCACCGGATCTCTCTCTCACAGAGAAGCACCGCCACATCGGACCGGTCGTCATTGACCTAGACCTGAGACTTGATTCGGGATGTATTGGAGGCGGCAGGGCTTCTCCTGACAAGTCCATAGTGGACATTCGCTCATTGGCACCTCAGATATGCAAAATATACCTTCAACGCATCCGAGAATTTGTCGACGCTCCGCGCATCCGTTTCTTTGTCATGTCCCGATCCAAGGCTCCTATGCTCTTCAAGAGCGGCGTGCTAAAGGACGGATTGCACATCATCGTCCCGGACATCGTGACCCGCACCGAGGTGCAGTACCTCCTCAGACAGAAGGTCCTAGATGACCTATCGGCCCTGTTCTCCACACACATCCCTGGCTTGTTATCGCGCATCGAGGATGTCGTGGACGAGGCAGTCATCGAAAAGAACAACTGGATGATGTACGGAAGTCGAAAACCTGGTGCCACGCCGTACACCGTGCACAGCGTGCTAGAGTGGGACTCCGTCTCCTCACTAGCGGAGGTCCCGATAGCGGAAGACGAACAACATCTCTCAGACATACTCTCTATCCGGAACAAGTACACCGAGAGCGAGCTAAGAGAAGATAGTCTTGATGAGGTGACTGTATTCTCACGCACACGAGAACATCGCAACAGAATGCGAGAGACGATCCAGAATGTAGTCATGCAGGAAGACGATTGTAGGAACAACCACGTCTCCGCCGATGAGTTCCTTCGCATTTCCCAGATTGTGATGATGCTTTCTCCAGCTCGCGCCGACTGCTACAACGAGTGGGTCCGCGTAGGTTGGTGTCTGCGCAATATAGATCATCGCCTACTAGACAAGTGGGAGGAATTCAGCCAACAGTCTCCAAAGTATGTGAACACCGAGTGCGCTCGTTTGTGGAACAAGATGCGCACAGGAGGACTCGGGATAGGCACACTACATATGTGGGCGAAACACGACAACCCCGAGGCGTACCTGAACCTTATCCGCAATGATCTACACTCGCTCATCATGCAGAGCTCTAACGGGACGCATTATGACGTCGCTCGCGTGGTGCACCACATGTATCGCTATGATTACGTGTGCGCTTCCATCAAGATGCGCATCTGGTATGAGTTCAGGAACCATCGATGGCACGAGACCGATTCCGCATACACTCTACGCGGCAAGATCAGCACCGAAGTGGTCAGCGAATACACCCGCGCTACCATGAACATTCAATCCATGTCCCTGACGGTTGATGAGTCTGAGCAGAAAAGGTTGATCGAGCTGGCTCACAAACTCACCGCCGTATCCCTGCAGCTGAAGAAGACCGCTTTCAAGGACAACGTGATGCGCGAGTGCTGTGAGTTGTTCATGGTCGAGAAGTTCTGCGACCTCCTTGACAGCAACTGCTCTCTGGTGGGGTTCGAGAACGGAGTGTACGACTTGGAGCGTTTCGAGTTCCGTGACGGTCGTCCTGACGACTACATTTCCTTCTCGACGGGTTGTGCGTACACCCCATTCCATCGCGACCACCCAGTGGTCGCCGAAATAAACAAGTTCTTCGCCCAGACGCACCCACGAGAGGACGTGCGCACGTACCTTCTAAGGACGCTCGCGGATTGTCTCTCAGGGCACATCCGGTACGAGCGCATGAACGTGTGGACAGGAAGCGGATCGAACGGCAAGTCCATCACGATCTCTCTCATGGAAAAGTCGCTTGGGGACTATTGCTGCAAGTTCCCTGTCACTCTTCTTACGCGCCAGAGAGCGGCTAGCAACGCAGCCACTTCCGAAATCGCTAGGGCCAAAGGCAGGCGGTTCGGCGTGCTGCAGGAGCCATGCGAGAACGAGCACCTGAACATCGGACTAATGAAAGAGTTGTCGGGAGGAGATACCATTCAGTGCAGGGAGTTGTACAAGCCCCCCGTTGAGTGGAAGCCGCAATTCAAGTTGTTTCTACAGTGCAACCATTTACCTTCGGTTCCTTCGGACGACGGAGGCACGTGGCGACGCATACGCGTGATAGAGTTCAAGTCCAAGTTCGTGCCCAAGCCATCCCCGGACCACCCTAACGAGTTCCCCATGGACCTTGAACTATCGTCAAAGTTGGAGCATTGGAAGGAGCACTTCGTATCGATGCTGATAAACACATACACGGCCACGTTCGGGCAGGCGCTCGAGGAGCCTGAGCCCGTCATGGCGTGTACTCACCAGTACCAGCGCGACAACGATCACCTTGCAGATTTCGTCGACAAGTGTGTAGAGAAGGTCGAAGAAGACACGGTATCGGCGGAAACGCTCACGCTCGACGCAGCATTCGACGAGTGGAAGATATGGAACAAGGCCGAGTCGGACGGTATCACGGGGGCAACCAAGATCCGGAGAGGCGCGATGAACAAGTACCTCGACCAGGCGCTGAGGACGAAAGGAATTCGTGTCAAGGGGGTAGGAATTGTTTACGAGGGGTTCCGGTTGATCGAACCAGAGTTACGTTGATATTTGCCATCTTGAGGAGGCATAATAGGCATTGAAGGTGGCATTCCGAACGGGTATCGAGGCGCATCGGGGCCGTTATTATTACCACCACGGGCGCTAGATATCGGGCCAACGTTTTTAGAAATGGATTGTTGTGGTGTATCACCATTGTCCCCACCATTAATGTGAGGTCGTTCATTGTCGCGGCCGCGACCACGCCCACGCCCACGCCCACGCCCGCGCCTATTCTCATTCTCATTCTCACTCGCACTATCACTGTTGTCACTGTCACTATCATTGTTGCGGGTGCGGGCACTGTTTTTGCGGTCATTGCTGTCGCTTTCACTATCGTTGTTGTTGTCACGGTTATTCTTGCTGTTTAGGGGTAGGGAATCCGGATCAAACATAGCTCGGCGTTTCTTATTGTAGACCGCTGATGGTATGAACGGTTTGCGTGACACAGATTCTTCTTCATTTCGCTTGATCGATGCGTCATCTATATTGTTGTCAACTTCACGACGTTTAAGATCTTCGCGTTTCTGAGGACTCCTCACTCCCTGTTCTTTCGCGTTCGCGTTTGTTTTCTCGTTCGCGTTCGCGTTTGTTTTCTCGTTCGCGTTCGCGTTTGTTTTCTCGTTCGCGTTCGCGTTTGTTTTCGCGTTAGTTTTAGCGTTCGCGTTAGCGTTAGCGTTCGCGTTCGCGTTAGCGTTAGCGTTCGCGTTAGCGTTAGCGTTCGCGTTAGCGTTCGAGGGGGATTTCGCACTCGGAGAACGCTTCACAAACATAGATCGTAAACCGAATAAACCTGATACCATGATTATCAACACAGGAATTGTACTCGCCATTTTGTATTTACAACGGATCACTAAAAAATATTCGGGTCAACTCCGGCATCCGGTTACAACGCGGTGCTTATAATAAGAGATATGATGGCATCTTTCTTCATGGAGGCAATAGCAGTTGCTGTCACACCAGGGGTGTTCGTACTAGAAAGAAGTCTCCTAAGTTCGTCGACGCGCAAAGACTTGAGTTTACCCTCGTTCAAATTATTGGGTCGAAGAGATTCACTATCAATAGGTACTATTTCAGTCTGTTGTGGAAAGATAGTAGCGGAACCAGTATCGGTACTATTAGTACCACCAGCATCAACATCACCAACATCAGTATCCGTGATGACACAAGAAGTTTGTGGGGTATAATTTACAGAATGGTCATCGATGCATGGTGATAAATTGGAGGTAATGATCGTCCCGACAATGTCGATCATATTGTCTACCTCGTCATCTTCATTGTCATCGGTATATTCTTCCCCGGAGTCGGAATCGTCTTCCACATTTGCGGACTTACCGTCACCCTTCTTCAAGACAATAACGTGATTAGTATTGTTACAAGTCTCATTACCATCGGGCGCATTCTGGCGCAACTTAGAACTCACCAAAGACAGACACTCCAATCGAACCATCTCGATACGCTTTTGCATCTTTGTGTGGATGTCCGATATAGACATGAACACATACAACGCCGTGCACACGGCCAGGCAAGCTGTGAGAACGCTCCAAGGGATACGTGTTACAATTGTCAGTGCCATTGAAAAGACTTTACATGTCCTTACAAATACAAAATCAACGAACGATTGACCGCGCAACCCGTTTTTCCTAGAAATTAAACCGTAAACGATAATGAGACGTTTCATTTATTGATTTGCGTTCGCGACATGTATCACGTCGTCACTACACTCGGTGGAACAGTAAAATGAAAAAGACTCAATAAAGTTCTGCATTGTTTCAATTATTTCTCTTGGGTCTTGAAGAAGCTTTGGGTCCTGACGAAGCCTTGGTTCCTGACGAAGCTTTGGGTCCTGACGAAGCCTTGGTTCCTGACGAAGCTTTGGGTCCTGACGAAGCCTTGGTTCCTGACGAAGCCTTGGTTCCTGACGAAGCCTTGGTTCCTGACGAAGCCTTGGTTCCTGACGAAGCCTTGTTCGCGGATTTTTCGGTTGATTTATAAGTCTTTTTGGACTTTGTAGACGACTTTGTTGGCGTCGTCTTGGAGATACTTTTGGTGGAACGAGTAACAACATCCTTTTTTTCGGGCTTTTTGGTGAAAATATCGTTTACAATGTTAACTCCTTCTCTAGCACCTAGCATTAAAAAAGGGACTATGAATTTTTGAAATTCAGTTGCAATTATTCCTGCTTCCAACATAGGAAGGTTCCGTTAATAAACTTAACGGAACATAAAAAAAACTGAAACATACCAAAAAACTGTACAAGGACAACGCTTCAATGGACACTCTCGAAAGTACCGACAAAATAACGATACGGAGTCTGCAGGACGGAGAGCCGTGATCTAAAAAAGAACAACGATATTCTCTTGCAATTTGTTGATTATATTATGGTATTGGTGTTCCACTGCCCCGTGGATTTCTACACCATTAGGTTACACCGTAAGGTGTGCCGTACACGAAGCGGTTTCATTTTAGTATTCCTTTGACTGTACAGTCGGAGACACAAATTGTGGTACACATTAAAATGGGCGGGATAGCAGCACGGAGGATCACAATTCCGCTCAAGACCATGTTTCGCAACCAGTAAAAATCGGCCGGGAGGCTGGAACACATCCCCCATCAGGATGGGATGGGGCTCACACACACCCATCCTCGATGGGGGTGCCACCCTTGATAGCATTGATAGCCTTCTTCTTCAACTGAGCTACCTGCTCAGCATCCAACCGAAACCTCTTCTGCTTGAGCTCTCCATCATCTAACAAGATAACCATCAAAAAGTCCTCGCGACGATATGTAACACGCTGTGAACGCGGCTTCGTCGGGAACTCAAACATGCCATCGACACACTCAGAACCGGATTGGATGTACACTCCCTGGACGGAGAACAATCCATTTCTCTCTCTGATGGAGTTCACCTTGAACGCGTACACACGATGCGGAACATCTCCGTCGGGAGAATCACTCAAACGCACAGCGTATGGGTCAGACGGTTTGCTGCAAACTGCAAACCCGACTTCTTCAGGCTTGGGAATCTCTTCATCGTCATCATCATCACAGGTGTGTTTCGGCTCGGTGATAGTCATCCGCTTGGATGCGTGCCGGTCGGATGCGTGCCGCTTGGATGCGTGCCGCTTGGATGCGTGTATGTGATCAGGAAGGTCACACGCTGTCTCTTCACAAGGATTGGCATTGAAGTCCCATAGTCGTTCCCGAGATGGGCCGGCGTCCCCGAGGGCCCGCACAGGTACCGTGTTGAATGCCAGTGCACCGTACTTTTTCATCGCGGATGGGTGGATGTAAAACATGAGCCGCATCATGTGGCTCAGATCCAGCTCAGCCATTTGTGGATTGTCCGCTGCCTCATTCAGCTGTTTCCACTTGGTTCCTCGAATATGTCCAGAATTAGCCAACCAGCCGACATCGTAGACCTTGTACACAGCATTCTTGAATCCAAGCTTCCAGTTGGAGGGAAGCATGCTCGTCTCGATGAAGACGTGTCTGAGGTCCAGCATCGGAGCAAGAACGGACATGCTCTCGGCAACAGTTTGCTTCCGCTGTCCTCCGTCGTAGGCAATGCAGTCCTTCGGTTTGATCAAGTCATGCAGGAACTTCAAACTAGTCTCAACGGAGAGATTTCCACCAGAGATGGTGTTGTCCAGAATAACATCAAGGTGTGCAATCACGGCGGTGACCTTGTCGGCAACTTCCTTTGGCAGCTCACCAGTCGCCAGCTCATGTGTATTCACCGGGTCCACGTAGTTCCCAGGAAAGTGGTGGTGCCACCTCCTTACAATCGCAACCAGGGCATTCTCGACAGCCCGCTTCTCATCATACAAATGGGACACATCCATGGGGATAGGCACGATATTCTCAACACCGGTGCCGGTCTGGTACTTCAGTGTGTTTGGATTGGTCGAGTACACTGTCTCGATCGTCTGTGTGTCACCATGACCAAACTGGTGTAAACGCAAGAATTCCAGACATCGCGTTTTGTCCAACGGATTCGCCAAGTTACCCAGCGTCAAATTCTCCGTGACGTCAATGACACCCCTCTTGTTGTTCTTCTTCACGTGCAGGATGCGAAGCATGGCAAGGGTTGCTGCTGCTAGGTACCTTGAGGCGTATGGAGAAAAGTCATTGACAGGGCTGTTATCCTTGCCACGCAGATCGGGGTCCACTCCTTTGGCATTCGAGTCGGATGAAGACCAGTAGGTGAACTTCCCTTCCACCCCCCTCTTCGCAAAAACGCGCTGCTTAATGTTCTCTGTCGGGTCCAAGAATCCGATGTCGTAGAGAAACATGAACCGAACTGCAAAGCAGAAGGCGTGCAGAAATGACAACATCGATGCAGAGCCGGGAAGTGTGCTGTGGATGTGTGCCAGCTTCTTCATCTGACGCTTACCCTTCCAGGTAACCTCCATATACTCTTTCACATAGCTGAGGACTTCGGGCACGAACGCCCCGACTATGGCTGGAACTCTCGAAGTGACACTGACACCGTCCTTGCTCTTCATCGAAATGAAAAACGTGATGTCACTGAAAGACAAACTGGTTGCCTCGATTGTCCGGCTCACACGCGTCATTATCATCACCTGCAAAGCAAACAAGTCAGGTATTAGATCCCGATATAATGGGCGTTCCAGCCTCCCGGAGGATTTTTTGAAATGTCTACTCAGAATTTAGAGCCTCCAGAACGACTCGCTAGCCTGATATATCAGCACAGACAGAGGAATAACAATTCCGATCCAGACCATGTTTCGAAACCAGTAAAAATCATCCGGGAGGCTTTACCACACATTGTATGTGCTACTACGGTTGCAAGTCGATCGTTGTTTATTACCTGCTCAAGGTACCAAAGCATAGAGTTTTTGGCGCTCTGGAACTTTCTTGAAGGGAGACTGGGTCCTCTGCTGTTATCTGGGAGGTCACTCGGCGGAGGGTTATCTTTTGTAAACGCATGGACGGTCCCCAATAGCAAGGCTGCCTTGTAAACGATTGCCGCGAACGGAGGCACCACAGAGTTCCTTGTATCCGTTTTTCTGTCCTTCATTAGAGCCTTGTACGCACTCTGCGTTGTCGGGTCATCGATTTCGTACAACGTGCTCACATTGTGACTGCAAGGGCCTTCGACGCTCTTCTTTGCAGACCGCATAGACACTGTCTCTTGCACATTCCTCCCGATCAGGTGCATCACTCGTGTTATGTCCGTGTTCAGAATCGTGTACGACAGCATCTTCTCCCTGAACTTCAGTAAATCCATAACATAGGACGTTGGGTACGTCACTAGAGTCGTGACAGATGTGACAAAGTTGAAGTTGGTTCTCTCCGCATCCACATCAGCCTGAATAAAGTTGTTCCACAAAAGATTGACGACTTGGACAAAAGATTTAATGACCTTCGCAACCAGCAATTCCTCCACGATGCGCTCCCACTTCACCAACTGCATACGATTGCTAGTCACGATGTCCCTCACATGGGACTCTGTCGGAGGGGATGACTGGCTAATGATGACGCTCAACAGCCAATGGAAAAAACCAATGCGCAAGTTCCTGTCGTCCACGACACTGGTTAGTTCGTTGTCCCCGGTTGGCTTCTTGCGATAGACGATTGTCTTGTTGACACGACGGGATGATAGAGACCCATCGTATCCCCAATCAGTTGTGCAGGTATCTGTGTTTGTTAACATGATTGATTGTTGTAAATAAATGACTAGGTATCGTGAATTTATAGAGGACGATCTTTGCTCATCATGCGGTTTCCTTCAACTGCATGCGGTTTCCGTCTACTGCATGCGGTTTCCGTCTACTTCTACTACATTCAGCGGATGCCCTAACGATGACATTCCCGATAACGTCAAGGTCCACATGCGGAATTATTGCATGGCACTCCCACGTCCGCTCCCGTAAATACGTACGCAACCGGTAACTGGACGGAAACATGAACGCGCACTCGTCGGATCGGGTGACGGCGTCCGAACACATCACGTCCACCGCGGACGCCAAGGGGCGAGACGGTAGAATGAGGAAGAGAAATAGTTGATCCCTATCAACGGCGTCAATCCCCATTGTAGAAGCCGACTTGTGCACACGGGATACGAAACGCTCTAGTGTGCGGTCAAGTGTAGAGAAGTGGTCATCGAGTTCCTCGATGATATGCGGTGTCGACTCGCTCAGAAAGTGTTGGATGTCAAGTGCGAGAGGCGCGTAATCATACGGGTACGTCCAACCCACACTATACAGCTTCTGGTCACCAAGGTAACGCAGTGTCCACGCAAGTCCCGCCACGAACGCCATCGCGGCTTCGCGGATCCTCACAGCGGAACCAGCTGCCCCGCCCACAAATAGAGCGTTGTAGTATCGTCGACGCCAAAGAACATCGCATGCGGCGTGGTGAACGAAGTCGACGATGCCGCTCTCCGGATTCTCCAAAGGGTACCTTTCTCCACCTCCATGCATATGCATCGCCAGCATACCGTACGCATTAGTACTACTGCTACTAGTACCGTTTCTCTTCGACATTTGCGTGTACGTTCTCGCGCACTGCTCATTGTACCAAGCATCCTCCTCGCGCGCGAGCTGGTGCTCGTTCTCCGCTATACTTGACATAAACGAGCGTAGAGCACTCAACGAAATGCCTGCCGTAACGTCAGGTCCTCCGGTAGACAGCCAAGGGGGGGGAGAGGTGCGCGCATTAGACCCGTGTCCTCCTCCAGCTAATGGGTGGTACATGGACAGCAGTATGCTCAACCCATTCGTTTTGAGACGAAGTCCGGTCAGAGAAGGGATGAAGTCGTTTCCAAGCAATAGACAGATTACGACGAAGTCACGGACGTTTATGTTGCGCTCCAGCTGAGTGCGGAGCGATCGCACGTTAAGGATGCAGTCACCTCCACAACCACCGGGAGTCTCACGGTACAACTCAATCGCGTTCCAATGAGGAGAGAGCAACGACATTAGGATGAGGTCCGCGTCCAATCCGTGCACAAGTACGGATAGCGATTGCGAATCCCTGTACGAGGCGGTGATATGCCGGAAGATCTTCTGCTCACCCTCCCCTGACTCGAGGTCGGTGGACAGAACCACCTCGACAGAAGGGCATGTGCACGAAAAACGCGCAGAGAACCCTTGGAGACCGCGGCGAAGGTGGTGCATGAAGGGGGTGGCAGGAGATATGTGGGAACGGTCCAGGTACGTTTCATCTCGGTTCTGGGGGTGGTTGTTCGTCTCTCCATCACAGTGTCGTCGCTGTGTCAATTCGTGCACAAACCTACGATTCCGCTGTTGCTGCATCTTCGCTAGAGGAGCGGTGCCATCTACAGAGACGAACAACAACTTGGCTGGACGGGTACAACATACAAGATATTCAAGTCGATCCATCGAATGTTGGACGACCTGCTCGGGTGTGGTGTTGGGAAACCTTGAAAGAGCGTCGTGGACTACCGCGTTAAAATCGATGTACACGTGATCGTACATGCGGTCAGGGGAGCGCACATCGCGAACACAAGAAGGATAACGCCTCCGAAGGTGAGAAAACAGGTACGGGATACCCATTCATACAAAACACAATGTAACACAAAATGAGAATGCCTGTAGTCTTTACACTTCTTGTTCTCAAATAAAGTGGGACACACCTTATAATCATCCAGACTGCATATCGTTGCTTTTGGGCAACGTTGGGGGGTGCAGAAGGTTGAAGAGGTTCTCGAAAATATTCAGAGTCGCCGCTTTGGTAAACCGTTCAACCGTCTGTGTCCCCAAATAAGTATCAGGTGTTGGTGGGGTTTTCGAGGAGCTTCTCGGAGCGTCTCGTAGAAACGCGAGAGGTCGCTCTCTCCCAAAGACTTTGTGGAGGAGTGTAAGCATCAGGATGTTCCTGGAAGCGTTCACATCTCGGTCCCGAGTCTTCCTGCAGTGGAGCCTACCGCCGCTCTGTTGGCGTGGCGATCCGCTTTGACTGGTTTTGCAGTGGAGAATATTGTATTGAATCCGCTTGCGTCTCAATTTGAAGACGCCAAACGACTCACTAGCTTGAGACATAAGCACCAAGGAATAACAAATCCGCTCCATACCATGTTTAGAAACCAGTCAAAATCGGCCGGGAGGCAGGAACGCCCATTTACTGTCAAATCACTGAACTTGTTGGACCACCTTTTTGAAGATGTCTGTCATTCCTTTGACGATCATCGGCTTCGCCCCACCACCTTCCCCCCCCCTCTCCTCCTCATTTTTTGCATCTTGCTTCTTTACAATTTCTCCCGGCAATCTCCGGAGAATTAGGGCGATATCCTTACGCATGCGCATGATCGTCTCGAAACTGTATAGGTTGAAAGATATCAACATAGCGAAAGAGATCAACACAATTATCTTACCCATCCCTGTACACGTGGTCGTTCGTTATCTTGATTCATGTTTTTTTTTTAATTTAAGAATGAAACGAATCCAAACAATGAGCAAAGGAAATATTATTAACGAGGGAGGTTACAACGTCATTTTCGAGATCGAACTCCTTAAAAATGATGTGCAGTCGGAGGGAGACGTATTCGTCGTGGACACGTTCAACGTACACACAGGAGAACTGTTGTCGGTTAGGTACAACAGTCTCAAGACACTGACACATGCGTACCCTAGCAAAGAAGTCGTCATAAGGAAATTAAAAAACATCATTAATATACGTGCGCCTGATAACCTCGACACCGATTGTCTCACGTCTATCCTCACTAAACTGTGGAACGAAACGACGCCGTCAAAGAAAACAAAGTACACGCAATCCTCCGTACACTCATTCATAAAGAGCATGCCGGAATGGAACATGCTGTGGAAAATATTCAAACTCGGAGTCATAGCCAGACACAAACCTGTAGACGCATTCACGTCCATGCACGTGAAGGACACCTACATTGTAACACTATGCATACGCACTAGAAAAGGAATCTATCCTGTCCTGAGGCGGTTCACAGGTGATTTAGGGTCAAAAGAGTTCAAAAAGAAGCTCACGCTAGGGCGAATTCTCGATGTAGCAGAAGCGGTTCTAGAAACACTCTCTTACTTTTCATTGTACGGATTCTTCCACCACGGAGATGTCAAGTTGAACAACATCCTATGGAAGGAAATGCCAGACGGATCTATCATTGTGCGCTTGGCAGACTACGATACAATGGTGCAAATTCCTGATCACGTTGCACTGAACTCGGTAGACATGTCTATAGTAACCGATCTGTACGCGTCCCCATTTAGCGTTTCAGCACAAACATTCGATAGCTCGTTTGCCTACTTCCAAAGCAATCACTTACTCATCCCCCAAGACATCACCGCACGCACTATACGCAAATCATGGGAGCCTCTCAAAGCCACACACGCACACAAACGACAAGCAGGAAACAAAAACTGGAGGTGCGACCTACTCAACATGCTCGTATCGAAAAGCGACCTCTACAGCCTGGGACTTGTCATTGCCGCATTAGGATCAAGCTCAATCACCAGCAAAAAAATCATAAACAAGCTATCTGGGTTCGTCAGAAATCTCGTCACTATCGAACAAATGCCGATTGGGTCATTCGACCCCCACAAAGAAACTCCGGTATTACATGCCTCAAACAACACCGACTGTATCATGACTATATCGGACGCGACCATCCAACTGTCACAGATCCGAACAAGCTTCACGACAAAAGAAATCAATGCACCAATTTACTCCCAATTTAATCCACAGGAACGCCCATTTTAATCGCGGTTTACGTCCCCAATTCGAGAATTAAAAAAATAGCGTAAAAAGAAAAGGGAATAATATGGAAAGTGATTCATCGCAACACCTCGAACTGTTAGCATCTATTATAACTGAACTGAAGACAGCTAACGAAACCAATGTCCAGATACTAGGTGCGTTCCAGAGACTTCTTGCAGAGACAGAACAAACAGATGATCCCTCAGATGGACAGAATGTGGGAGGAGAAAATCCAGAGTCGGAAGGTGTTGAAGACGAAGAAGGAGGACCTGAAGACGAAGAAGAAGGAGGACCTGAAGACGAAGAAGGAGGACCTGAAGACGAAGAAGGAGGACCTGAAGACGAAGAAGGAGGAGTATCTGAATACGAAGAAGGAGGAGTACCTGAAGACGAAGAAGGAGTACCTGAAGACGAAGAAGGAGTACCTGAAGACGAAGAAGGAGTACCTGAAAAAGACGTACCTGAAGAAGTTGAAGAAGTCGACGTGGAAGAATTCAACGGACGTTAAATGTGGAAGTGATTTGGTTGTAAAAACTCAAAAAAAATGACTTATGTGTAAAGAAGTACGAGTGACAAACCGGTCATCTTCTTTGTTTATTCAACTAAGATGAACGCTAAAAAAGAATATGATGACGTAAGGGTGCTTGTCGGTGATACTGATGATGCTTCAAAACCATCAAACCGATCTAAACCAAGGAATTCAGAAGGTGCTCCTCCGTCGAATAACACTACTACCAATAGGAACAGTAAGAAGACTGTAGGATCATTGATTGTAGATGGGCCAGTGGAAGGTCCGTATTCCTTCTCTAGTCTTTTGAATGCAAATGATTCATCTTCCAAATTTTCCGTTCCGGGAGGTGACGTTTTCAGCGAGTTGATGCTGAAGGAGGAACGAGTGATTGACAATGTAAACAGAGTCGTCAATCATGCAAGATTGACAGATCTGTCGAAGCGTTCTTTTGTACAACAACCCTTGCATGTGATTCTAGTAAAGTTGGTAGAGACTATTCGATTCATAATCGAGGATATTGTCTCTTCCTCTCACAAAGTGTCGATATCAGGAACAAAAGGTATCCCTGCTTATAGCAGGGCGATCGTTCACTCGTTCGTAGGAGGGGAACGGAAGATATATGTCGGTATCATACTGATAAGTCTAGCTGTCACATTCGTCGTTTTCCACCTTGCCTTCTGAATCTTCAATCGTCGTGAGGGGGGCAATGTTTCTACGGATGGTATCATAACCTCTAGCGACAAGGGATTCTACATCGTTCCTGTCAAACGTGACGATATCCTCTAAGACAAATCCGGGTTCCATGTTGAGATCGACAATAATTGTGGTACATGCGGATACCTCATGTGAGAGTAAGTTATCCATTTCACGGTATGCGAAAAGCGCGAAAGAGTTGGCCACTCGAATGATGAAGGAGATGAAGTCGTCACCATATTTCTCATCCGGTATATTCATGATATTATTGATACGTAGTATGAGGTTCTTACCACAATCACCCCGCCTCAGTTTCTCCTCTACATGCTTAGGAACGTGCACTCCCTTGTAGCAACACCCGTCAATGTAAATCTTTCCCTCAAATGTCACAGGTGTAAAAATGATGGGCAAAGCGCACGACATGCGAATCGCCAAGCGGACCTCCATGTCGGGGTGAGAATCAAATGAGAAAGAATCCAGAATGTTGTCTGTCAAGTTGACCACATTTACAACAAGGTCTTTCCCAGTACGCGTACGCAAGTCGGCGAATGTAGTGTTACAAGGAAATGCCCTGTAGGAGAGAATGTCTTGTACCATGGAAAATAGGAAAGAACCATCGTCAAATCCCCTCGTCTCGAATACTTGGTCTATACAATTTAGTTCTGGTAACTGCATGTTTTTGAACACACAAATCATGTCATGGCTAGACAACCCCAATATTACACCGAGAGACACAATGGATCCTGAAGAAGACCCTACGAAGGTGTCTATCTGATTTATGATTCCCGCCTCTTCAAAATATTTGATGCATCCGATTTGCAACCCTCCTAGAAACCCGACGCCCCCGAATGTGAGACATCGAACTTGAGTAAGATCAATCATGATTGTTACACTTTGACCAGACTCTTTGTGAACGCAACAGACGCACTGATTGTCACACTTGGACCATACAGTTGTTCTCAAATAATTTTGGGACACTCAGTATAATTTGAATGATATCCCCTGAAACCAGGTACAGGTCCGTGGTTCACTACAAATATTTTTTGAGGAGTCTCAGGAAGGTTTGTAATATATACAACGTGTCCAAGAGCTCACTACATAGATGCTACTCGGAATATCTTCGAGAACCTCTTCAACCTTCTGCACCCCCCAACGTTGCCCAAAAGCAACGATCTGCAGTCTGGATGATTATAAAGTGTCCCACTTTATTTGAGAACAACTGTACTCAACACGTTCTTAAAATATCATGAAGACATGTCGTACTCCTCGGGTTCGAGAAATTCCGACATCTCCACACGACCGGTCTTCTTACGAGTGAGCCTCTTCTTGGCAAGGTGAAACTTGCTTGTGGTCATTCTTCGAGTGACGGTCTGCAACATCGATGCAACTTGAGGTGCCTCATCCAAGCGTGAATCATTAGCCACATCATCTTTATCCACAACAATGGACGGAGTATCGACAGACTTCGAATCAACTACAACATCATCATATTCCTCGACATCCTCGACATCCTCGACATCATCGACATCATCGACATCGACATCGACATCGACATCAACATCAACATCAACATCAACATCAACATCAACATCATCTTCCTCACCATCTACATCTACATCTACATCGACATCGACATCGACATCGACATCGTCATCGAGATCGAGATCATCAGCTTCATCTACGTCTTTAGAGTCGTCGACATCTTCAGAGTCGTCTTCAACATCATCGTCACCGCCACCCTTGCGTCCGTTCTTATTGGATTCCTTGATTGCGTCGATATGTGTGTCTGAATTCGAACGCATAGGCAGGTTAACAATTGCCTCGTATTTAGGAAGGCGATCGAAGTCTTGGTTCAGGCGGCATTCTGCAAGGCGGTTGTTGTAGTCGTCCATCATACCCTTATTCTGATGACAGTACTCGACGAAACGTGTAATGGATCCCATAACGTCCTGGGGAATACTGGCCATATCCACGAAAGTTCCGTTCGCATTCTGCATGTATCGCGTCGTGGGGCAGTGCTTCAGAATATTGAAGATTTCGATGTGCTCTGTGGCACTGAGATCAGCCACTTGTTTGAGAAATCCGTCCATGAAACCAGATAGATAGTAAGTGCACCGATAGTTTCTTCCCTAACGTCTCTTTCATTGAAACTTTATTGTTCCATTTATTTACACTCTTTATTAATTCATTATTTCAACATGTCATTGGAACCGACAACTTCCATCGTGGACCCATACGCCCTTTTCGGTATCCCTAAGGAACAGTTATGCAGCGGCGGCTCCGATTCGTTGGCGGAAATACGCAAGCGATATTTCGAACTTAGCTTGCTATGCCACCCGGACAAGGGGGGGAATACCGAAGACATGATCACTCTTCAACGATCGTACGATGTTGTCCGCGCAGGTATGCGTAACGTCGCCCTTTCAGAAACACGAATGGAATCCATAGTGAAATTTGAGGATATTATCAAAGAATGCTTCGTCTCAAATAATTGTCAACATCAACAAATGGACATCCCCCCATTCGACAACGAAGCCTTTATCGTGGAGGCAAGAACAAACACTGACTACGTCGCTTGCACACTCCCGGGAGGGTATGGAGATGATCAAGGTGATAACGATGATCAAGGTGATAACGATGATCAAGGTGACATTGGGAATGGAGACATTTCCGAATTTCGTCCGTTCATCGTTAGAGATCTCATGTTGCAACTTTCGAAGATTTCAAGTGATGGCAATGTGGATTTCAGCGTGGATGCCCCTCAAGAAATGTTCGATTACCATGCCGCTTACACGGTTCCCCAGACAACGTTTGTGGACCCCAGAGAGAAGAGGGACCTGGACACACTCCTGGTCGAGCGGGAAGAATAAATACAGAATTTTGTATACAGTTGTTCTCAAATAATTTTGGGACACTCAGTATAATTTGAATGATATCCCTTGAAACCAGGTACAGGTCCGTGGTTCACTACAAATATTTTTTGAGGACGCCTTATACCGTTTATTGGGATGTTTCATTTTACTGTTCCGCCGACTGTAGCGTGTCGTTCCGTAGGCTCTAAATTCTGAGTAGAAATTTCAAAAAATCCTCCGGGAGGCAGGAACGCACATTAATTGCAAGAAGAACATGGAGCGTGAACATGCCAAAAAAAATATGTTGTTCTTCTAAACATATCATCATGTCTACCCTATCAGTATGCCCTTCGTCCGACTTTTTTGACGAGGCACAACGCAGACAGCATCCGCTACTGTCGTCATTCAACCATCTCAAGTACGACGAAGGATCCTACCGCGTAGACCTAGGACAGTCTCGAGGACCCGGATCATACCAACTTGAGACCCCGGCGACTCACTGCACCCCCTGCTTAGCGAGTGACGCTCGCATGGTCATGGGCACGTCCGGGCACACAGAATGCGGGAACCGGCTCATGGTGGACATCGACTCCGAACTCCTTGGCATCACAAGGAAGGCATCCAGGTCGCCCGCATGCCAATTCCAGAAAGGTACACCGGAATGTGCCGAGTATCGCACATCCCCCGACTGCTCGTCAGTTGTTCTCGACGTGCAAGACACACGTTTGAATAACCCCTCAAGCACCCTTAGGGGAACCGGTTGGAACAGGTGGCAGTGGCTGTGCCGCAACCCTCAAGAACACGCCATCCAAGAGTTCGAGTCTGGCATCGATACCACTATCCTCACAAAGGACAATCACCGACCTATAGTATCGGTCCCACTCGACCAGACGGTGTTCCTGCCTCCTAGAAAAAACGAGAGCCCCGAACAAAGCGCGCCCAAATGGCAGACCCCAAGGTGCTCAGGGGATGCAGAGTACGATCCCAATAATTTCGTGAACCCCATACCCACGATGCACTGGCGAACGTGCAAGGAGGTGTCGCGCATTCAACAAGGATGTAGCAGCCCTTAAAATAAAAATTAAAAAAATCTTATCCTCCTCGACGCCCCGTCCCGATACCCAAACATGAGTAAGGCGTGTCCACGCGCTCGCAACCGATCTTGTTGCATACGAAAACGTCTTGCTCAGGGACCATAGTCCCGATATCATTAGGACCGAACTTGCAGGTGGCCGAAACGTTTCTATGCGCCGATAAGCGCTCCTTCTCTCGAATGGCCTCACCTTCGCGAAGCCGCATCTGTCGGAACTCTTGTGTGGAGGACATCGCCTTACGCCCCTGTAGTTGAGTGACGTCGTGGGGACGGTAGTCGGTGAACTGGCGCCCATCGGACATCACGACGTCGTTCTGAGAATGCTTCATAGACGCACCCGGACCACCAAATTGCTTGGTGAAGGGGGCAGGGGTTTCGAATGCGTTGTCACTTGCGAAGTTCCACCGCGTGGAATTGTGACACGCAGACGCCTGAGTAAAAGGCAACAGTAGGTAACCTGTGTGACTATCAAAAGATGATGTCTCGCTATACGACGAGGAGGACATGCTACTGCGACAGATTTGTTCTTAAATAAACTGGGACATTTTTTTTATGAACTGTGTTGTGCTCGGGCAACGTTTTGGAATTATCGTGTTCCGAGAAAAGCCCCAATATTCATCGTTTAAGAAAAATGTTTCATGTTATTATTCTGTTAATAAATACAAAAACCGAATGTCAAATTCTCAACAGAGACCGAAGGTTAGCAAGGCCGATCCGAATGTTAGCAAGGCCGATCCTATGGCATGGAACATTGGGATGCTGATGTCCAATGTGAAGTCCGGTCTCTACGGAACCCAAGCGAACAAGATGATACTAATGGGTATTTTGATCATTATACTAACCATTCTACTGTTGATCTACATCGCTCGCCGCATCACACGCAAGAACCTCATCAGCCAAGAAATACTAAAAAAACCATTCAAGTTGTACGCGGGCGGGAGTTTGTCAAAGCCGTTCGTGTACAGCTCGACCAAGATCCCTTCATCAAAGAACGGCATCGAGTTCACATACAGTTTCTGGCTGTACACAAGCTCATTCGACGTAACATCATTGCCAAAGCTGATCTTCACACGTGGATTTGACATGAGCTATGGAAGTGCGTCCCCCATCGTGTACATGGACGCAAAGACCAATTCTCTGCATTTCTCCGTACGAACCAATGTATCTAACACGAATGCAAACCTAGGAGCTGTCCGGAACCATAAGTCCAAATTCCTGAACGCTACGGTCGAGTACGTACCTCTGCAGCGTTGGGTACAGTTCGCGCTCATCGTCAAGGATAACATCATGACCATCCTGATGGACGGAGAACTATACACGATCGAGAACGTCCTAGACATGCAGAAACCTAACATTAAGCCCATAATCATTCCGCACTCCGGGGACCTCTCTATAGGAAGCATGGCGGGTAGCGCAGGGCTGAAGGGGTACATCACGAAGTTCGACATATTCAACTACGCCATCAACATATCGGACGTGAAATCGATATATAACAAGGGACCTTTTTCCACATCGGATACGATACTAGCAAAGCTAGGGTTCGGGAATTATAAAATGAGGACGCCGATCTACAAGGAAGATGAAGCGGTGTCCACTGATGTGTGAACGGTGGAACAGTAAAATGAAATGGGTGTCCAAAAAATATTTATTAGGGCGGTGTCATTTAATTTGAAAACAAATGTAAAAGTGATGCGGCGTCCGGCATCGTTGTTCATCTTCGTCTTCTTCTTACTTGTATTGCTGCTTGGGGTCGCTTACAATATGTATTTGCATAGTGGTGGTTGGGGGAGGGAGAGTTTTGATGCGACGAACTCCGACGCGCTGGGGGCCATTCGCAGTAGTAGCGGCTCTAAAGATGAGAGGATGGCGATGGAGATGGTGTCGGGTGCTCCGATTTCGACGATCATGACGCCAATGGGGTCCGTGCGCGCGTGCGGTTCCGTAAACACGCTTTGTGGAACGCGAGACGGATACTACGCCGGAAACTTGATCGTGGGGGAGAACATGGGAGTCACAGGTAACATAAACATAAATGGGAGCATCAAGGAGGTGCAGGATATTTCGGTCTTGCGCGCTCTCAATGTTAATGGCATGGCGAAGCTTGAAAGCGTGAACCTGCGTAGTGGTGAAGATTTACGGGTCATTGGCGACGCGACTGTACAGAAGATGACTGTCGAGGGTGATACGCATGTTGGTGGCACGCTCGCTGTGGACAAGCATGTCAATATGAAAGGAGATGCGGAAGTGCATGGGGATATGAGAGGGATGAAGGGAGTCGATGTGAACAATGGTGTTCGCGTTGGAAAGACGTTTCATGTCAAAGGAGATGTTTTTTTGAACAAATCTTGTATGCACGAAGATGATTTGTACACAATGGGATCTGCAGGTGCGATGGGTGACATGTTAGTGGGAAAGAACCTCGGTACCGGAAAAGATCATATTGTTGCCGGGGGTGGAGTGGTTGCAGGTTCGACTATGGTTGGACGTAATCTTGACGTAGCAGACAACATGGATGTGTTGACGAACGTATCCATCGGCGGTGATTTGAACGTGTCGCAGGGTGCGAACTTGAAGGGAAACGTCTCATTGATCGGACCAGGTGGGTCGGTGTACGTTACTGGTGGATCTGTGTTACTGGGCGACAGAAAGGGAGCCACTCCTCCCGATACACGGGGTGTGCACGTGCGTCGATTGAATGGGAAAACGACTTCGTTTTGCGTGGACAAACACAATGTCATCGATGGCGACACAATGTTGCAGGGTGACATTTGCTGGGGGGGGGGAAACAATTTATGTCTGAACGAGCCTAAAATCGTAGACCTTTTGAATCTAGAGAACTTGATGAGTACTAGTATTTCTAATGCGGAGAGGGTGATTCGAAATGACCGAGAACTTCGGACGTCGGGTGCGAATTCGTTGTTCGTCCGTGCGAGCAATGATATGTCGAGTCACGAGAACGTTTTCTCTAGTGATACCAATAATCTGGGTGAATTTGACAGAAGAGCTAGATCCGATCTGACATCCCATGGGAAACAACAAGAGCTTCAGAAGTTGGCAATCGTACGCGTAGACAACAAAAACAAGGTCCAGGAGTCGCGGTTGACTCGTCTAGAGGCACTTCTGAAGAGGGTTGAAGTGAGGGCGTTTAACATCTTGAAGGACTCTGCAACCAACGCATGCGCTAAGAAGACAGGTGCGGAGCCGAAAACAGCCAAGGTTTCTTTGTGGGACCATCATAACAGCAGAGGTGGAATGGCTTGGGATGTTTACAAGGTAAGCAACACTCCTTACCTAATAAGGATTAAAGATGACAGTAAATGGGGTTTTTTGGAGGATAAAGCATCAAGTATCACTCTCGAACCCGAAGAAGGTGTGTTCGTATCAGTTAAATTGTTCGCAAATCCACCCGAAGATAATAACCCTACCTCTAACGACATTACAGTATATGCGACTAAAAAATACACTTACAATTTTGGTGGAATGAACGATAAAGTTAGTGCAATGGAAGTTACTGTGAGATATGTTGATAAATGATAAAAGTACAATTTTTAGTGAAATAATGGATAACACAATAAGTTGGGTATGGACAAAAATTCAGTGCCATGATAATAAAGGTGACATTAATGTCGGTCATTCTTCATTTCCTTGACTTTTTTGCATATCTTGCACTTGCATGATGTTTTGTGAATTGGAGGAGGAGAATCTACTTTGTCACCACATTTTCCATTCGAGTTTTTGTGAATTGGAGGAGGAGAATCTAATTTGCCACCACATTTTCCATTCGAGTTTTTGTGAATTGGAGGCGGAGGTTTAGGAGGATTTCTTTCGCCCTTAGCGGAATTTCCCTTCATTTCATTGACCCTTTTACAAAGCTTACACCTGCATTCATGGTTGGGCGACTTGGGTGGTGGTGGTGGTGGGCATAGAGTCACCGGTTGTATTTTTGTGGGTTTCTTTGGTGTTGCGGTCACCACCATCCTCTTTGGAGCCGTACTTGGGAACTTCGGGATGTCCTCCGGTGAGGATCCATCGAAAATTGAGCGGTACTTGCGGCATGCGCTGTCTTTGTCTTTGATTTTAGAAGGAGCCCAGCAGAAGCATCGTTTATGATTGGGGTTGGCGCTACAGAAGCTCGCGATAGCACGTAGACACCTTGGATGCACATCTCCTAGGTACCAATCCGGTGTGTTCCAGTCTATGACAGCGCCCTCGCACGCTAAGCAAGTTTCTTTGTTGTAGGGACACTCCTTTGTTGCATCCACCTTGTCGGTGAGCGCTCTGATTTTTTTCTTGAAAGCGAGCACCTCAGGGTCCATGTCCATGAAGACGTCGCGATAGTGTTGGGCGAGGTCTAAGACATCCTTGGTGTAGAACTTCATAGAAGAAATTCCAAAGGCCATGAGCCCTGCGTTCCACATGTAGTCCGAGTTGATGGTGATCGGCAAATTGCTCAGAATTAGTTGCTCTTTCATGGGAGGCAACGTGGCCCTTAGCATGGTGATAGGATCTAGCCTGTGGTTCTCAAGATTGACTGCCGTTACCTCCAATTCGGAGTAGGACTTAGAGACCATCCACAGGTAAAACTGATCCGGGTAAATCGGCTTTCGCAGGGTATCCTTTGAGTCGCCCAAAATTACATCACCGGAGCCCATGCGCACTCCTACGACCTGAGGTTCGGGTAGAAACATGAGTGTCATGGCGTTGTTCGACGACGTGTTGGCGAATATTTGGAAGGCCTTAGTAGAAGATTCCACGGTATGATTCGGCAACGTCATCCGTGCAACGAAGAAGATGCCGAAGCTTCGGTTGCCATCTATTCCTATTTGGTGGGACGGAGGTCCGGTCAGAGAGGTCCCCGTTCCGAGATGGAATGCAGGGCGATTTTTGTCGTTATCGAGGAACGTGGGTTTGCGGTTGAACCTTAGATCCGGGGAGACGACGGACCCGTCGACCAAACAGCCCTTCTCAGAGGTCGATGATGCGAGGTTCTTCCACACCATGACATCCTCGGTATTCACACGATTGGTGCTTACGAAAAGTGTCAGATTTGCGAGGATCGATTCGGGCAAGGCCTCCTGCACCGGTATTATATTTACTTTCCTGGAATGAGGGGATTGGGAAGTTTCTGCAAACTTTGGGGATTTGGCGTTATTTGGCAATGCAGTAACTGTACTTTGCAATAAGTTCATATACTTGCCTAACATGTCGGCATCTCCGCTGCTTTCGTTTCCGAATGACTCGAGAAGAAGATTTTTATCGCCTCCTCCATCCTGATCAATGACGTCGGTGGGTGGCGACACGGGTTCAAGTGGTTTGTCCCTTTCATTTCTCTGCATTATGTTAACAAATATAATTAGCATAACGACCGCCATGGTCAACCAGTCAAAAATGTAGGAGCTGGGTGGTCCAATGAACACTAGGAGGATCAGAGTCAGAAAAATAATGAGAATGACTAGCTGCGTTAATAATATCATTTTGTTGGACTACAATCAGTGGAACAGTAAATGAAACATAATATCGGATGGAAATAAATGTACGATATCGCCTTTATAAAATTATTTGTTTACGAACATGAGTCGCTCTACAGTCGGTGGAACAGTAAAATTAAACAAAGCGGCGACAGATGGTGGATGGTCCTACAAAATGGCCCGCCATCCCTTATTTCAGCATTTTAAGGTTGATTGAACAAGTGTGGAAATCCTTGCGAGCGACTGATGTTCGTAATCACAGAAGTTCATTTTGCCTGTCTTAACCTCGCATGGTCGAGTACCCACCCTTTATTGTGTCGATTACTCCTTTTAATTGGAATTCCGCTAATTATAAGATAAATATGTACTCGCCTTTAGCTGATCTACCCATTGGGTTCAAGGGTCACCGGTAGGGTGTCCCACAAATTGCGTCTCCGACTGTATACTGTCGTAGCTGAATACAGTTGTTCTCAAATAAAGTGGGACACTTTATAATCATCCAGACTGCAGATCGTTGCTTTTGGGCAACGTTGGGGGGTGCAGAAGGTTGAAGAGGTTCTCGAAGATATTCCGAGTAGCCTCTTTGGTAAACCGTTCAACCGTCTGTGTCCCCATATCAGTATCAGGGGGTGGGGTTGTCGAGGAACTTCTCGGCGCGTCTCGGCGAAACGCGAGAGGACGCTCTCTCCCAAAGACTTGGTGAAGTGTAAGCATCAGGATGTTTCTGGAAGCGTTCACATCGCGGTTCAAGTCTTCCCGCAGTGAAGCATACCACCGCTCTGTTGGCGTGGCGCTCCGCTTTGACTGCTTTTGCAGTGGAGAATCTTATGAATCCGCTTGCGTCCTCCCATCTATGTAGTGAGCTCTTGGACACGTTGTATATATTACAAACCTTCCTGAGACTCCTCAAAAAATATTTGTAGTGAACCACGGACCTGTACCTGGTTTCAAGGGATATCATTCAAATTATACTGAGTGTCCCAAAATTATTTGAGAACAACTGTATACAATGGAGTTTAAGAACCTCAATTAAAAACCATTTAATTGCATCCATTTCAAACGCTCCGCCTTCCACTTTGCCTCCCACTTTGCCTTTATCTTTGCTTTTGCCTTTGCTTTTGCCTCTTCCTCTGCTGTTACACAAACAGGTTTGGTTGACCGATTCAATGTATCGTACATCGATCCCTCCAAATTGCTTATCATATTCTCCAGACGTTTCAGACGATCATCTTGCGTAATGTTGTGATTTTCAACACGCTGTATGTAATTATTATTTCGTTCCTCCCGGTTCCGAATGGATTGGATACCGGATGCAATGGCTTTATCCTTAATTACAAATTGTCTCACCCTCTCATAATATTCCGCAGTGTGCTCTTTCATCATTTGAAACATCTGAGCGTACTTTTTATTCGTGTCGCTAGCAAAGTGTGCCAACTGTTTAGTTTTATCTGTCTGGGTTCCTGTGATCTTACTACCCATAGTCTTATCCAACTGAAGGAGACCGTCAACAACTGACCCATCCATACACACCTTATCTGAGTTCCAACAAACGTCTCCGTATACGTTCGTCCGACCGCCTATGACGTTGGCTTTGTTCACCCCAAAAGAAGTCCATGTACCGTCATCGCGTTTCAAGTGAACACCCTTCTGAGATTTTTCCAAACCACCCAGAACAACCGATCCGCCTGCAACGCCATCGATGCCGCGCACGGTGAGTCCACTCGACCCATGCACGTTGAGATCCTTGTTGGCGCTGAAGTTACCACCGATATTCATGTCGGGACCATGCACGATTAGGCTCTTCCCTAAAACCATCCGCTTCCCCAGAAGCTGATCTCGACCAACGTGACTACCTCCAGCCACGAGGTGGTCATTGGCAGTGATCAGATTACCGCGCAACACGGTGGTTCCCATGACACCCCAGTCTCCTTGGGTCAACGAGCTCCTTCCAGTAACAGTCGACCCACTAAGAACAGCGTTGCCGTCCACCGTCAACCCCCGGCCGACTCGCATACCCCCCATCGCGTCTAACTCCTGCATAGCGCGCACATTCCCCCCAACTACGGCATTACCATTCACCACAGTCCTCCCGTCCACCGATAGCTCGCCTGCCACTCTTGCACCGTTCGCAACATCTAGTCGTCCGATATCCGTGGTCCCGCTAACAACCAATGAACCTCCCACTCTCGTCCTAGGCAAATTCGCCATACCGTTAACGTTCAGTGCGCGCAAGACGGACGCGTTGGCGACCTCGCTGATGTTCCCGCGGATGCGCAAGTCCCCCGTAATTTCGGCGTTCTCGCCGACGACCAGTTTGCCAGCGTAGTACCCGTCGGGCGAGGTGCACATCTGTTGGTCGGGACCGCATACGCGTATTGCACCGAACGGAGTATCGACATTTTTGTTCGGCGCAGATATTTGTTGCGTCGGCGTTGCTGAGGAACCACCACCTTCAAAGCGTTCCTCCCTCTTAATTCGAACACCTGCAATGGTTGCGCACACAATAAACACAATGATAAGCAGAACGATAAACATACAGTTTGGGGCATCAACGTTTTTGAATTTAAATACATTAAAATCAATATTCTTTTTCAGGAGGACAACATGACGTGGTCACTGCAGTATTCATTGCGTTTAGAGTCTTGTTCTGCAATACATTGAAAGCAGCCTCAAGGCGCTCGAGACGAACATCTTGCATATTGTCCTCCTGATTGACGGCATCGATGTGGAGTGTATCCGAGTCATAGAGCGTGTTAATTTTATCAATGCGGAGTTTCGCGTCAGCATCATCGTTATCCAGTTTCCCGAAGGTTGATTTCTTAACAGCATCGTGATCACCAAACCTCTTATCGAGAGAACTTAACACATTGACGGTTTGTTTTGACAAACTACCAAAACCGGAATCACTCTTCCTGACAAGGTCGTCGAGCCGGCCGTTGAGAAAGCTCTCCAATCTCAACAAACGAGATACGTTGTTCACGTCAAGACAAGAGGTGCCTGTGCAAAGTTTGCCATTGATATGTAAGGGACCCGCGATGGAGTTCGCACCATTGTTTCCGAATATCGTGTAACCCTGTCCACCGTTCCTCTTCACACGCATCTGCGAACCCTTGCTCTTTATCTCATCCACCCCTGGTTCGGTGACGACCAGGGACCCGTGAGGGATTTTCAGAGCACCCTGCACAACGGCTTGGCTCCCTACCACCACGTTATTGGAGACAGACACATTACCGCCGACATGCGCGTTCTTCCTAACCCGAGCGCTCCTACCCACATTCGCGTCCCCTGCTATTAAGTGATTCCCCAACACCATCTGATCGCGTCGTGTGACATTGCCCTTCCCAACGATCGTGCGCCTGCCGACGATAACGTCACCCCATACAACAGCATCGCCACCAACTAACTGATCCTTCTTTGTAAAAACGTCCCCTCTAAACGCGATCGGCGTGTCCCCCCTGACGTTGATGGCACCCAGTCCAAGTCCTACTCGGACATCACCGTCAATCCTCGTGACACCCTTGTTTGTAAGCCTTCCCTGCACCACCGCGTCGGACTCGAATCTGGTATTGGATCCTGTCGATTTTAGATTTCCTCGCAAATGCACGTCGTCCATTGAGACCATCCTCCCCAACATTGCGTTGCTACTTTTTGCAGAGAGGTTAGAGGACACCGATATGTTATTAATATTTGCCATCCCGTTAACAGAAAGTGTGCGCAACACCGAGAGGTCCGTCACGTCCTGGATGCTTCCTAATACCTTTAGGTCCCCTCCGACACCGGTGTTCCTCCCCACTAGGAGGTCGCCTTCGAAGTATCCGTCGCGTGCGCCACACATCTGGCGAGCTGTGCTGCATGCCTGGATCTTTCCGAGTTTCGTCATCACCTTCGACACTGCGGGCGACTGTTCTTTAATCTGGTCCCTACGTTGTTGGTCAAAATGCTCTGCGCCTCCCCCCCCTCCTGAGCAAAGGTATAGCGCTACAACGAACACGATAACGATTCCGAAGAGAAAACAATAAAATAAGACACTCTCAAATCCGAATCCGAATCCGTTTCCGATACCTGTACGATCGCAGTTGCATGCCATTTCACATGTTGAAACGGAACACTTTTTTCTTTCATTCAATCCAGAATCAATGCGCGCGGGTTCCACTAAACAAAAAAATATTCGGCTCTTACAAAGATTCACGACATGGCTGGTACGGACCCCCACCCCGTCGTCGCATCATTGAGTAGTAGTCGCCCCCCCCGCAGGAAAAAAAAAGACCATCCTAAATCGGTGTCTTTTGCACCCACACCCAATGCAGAAGAGCAGCGATCAATGTCACCCGCTGCCAATGAAATGTTTGAGCAACATGAGGAGAAGAATAAGAGTTGCGCCCCATCATCCTCGGAACGACCAGAATCTAGGAGAATCTCTGGCAACCCGGAATGGCAATGGTTGTACGGGGGAGGAGGAAATGAGGAGGCACTATTCACGATCAATGTATCCGACACACTTGGCGAGGAGTACCGCCCCTTGTTTTTCGACATAGCGCGTATGATATGTCTCCACGCCACCATTCAGTTCATGTCATACGTAGGTGGACAGACACAACGTTTTTTTTCGCCTGAATTTGTCGAGATCCTCTTGTACATAATCATCGGTACCATGTTGTTTTGGCTGGTCATCCGTAAAATAGTATGGCTCGCGTAGACTGAGCACCGTTCGATTGAATATTTCAGTTGAATATTTCTCCACACACGTTCTTGACATCATTAACATTTTGTGAAATAGCATCCAACTTGGACATCAAGACATTTCGCCGATCAATATCAGAGGCATCTCTATTATTAGGGTTTCTGGAATGCCCAGAATCACGGCGTCTAGACACTTTTCGACTATTAGACGTAGTATTACTACGAACCTTCTTATTATTACCCCCCTCGTATGTTTTGAAACCTCCAACAATTGAGCTGCCACCACACTTTGCGATTGACGCTTCAGTTATGCCATTAAACCCATTTGCGCTATCGATTCCATCATCCCCGCTAGATAACACAACAGGTGGCCGGTTACGACCCGTTTCGTTACAGGAATAATTAGAAGAAGGGGGGACACGCAACCCCCGCAACAACCTGGAAGTCACAGAGTCATCATCAAGACCGGCTGCTGCACTCTCGTGGGGCACATATGGAGAGAGAGATCCAGAGTAAGACGCACCAGAATACCAAGCGTCGACGCAGCCACCATTACCAACCGCACTAATAACTGATGAAGGGATGTCTTTGCTTGGATCAGTATTAGGATGTTTTGGAGCAGTATTAGGATGTTTTGGAGCAGTATTAGGATGTTTTGGAGCAGTATTAGGATGTTTTGGAGCAGTATTAGGATGTTTTGGAGCAGTATTAGGATGTTTTGGAGCAGTATTAGGATGTTTTGGAGCAGTATTAGGATGTTTGCAAGTTCCTCGGATTCTCGGTTGTGGGCGTCTTGTATCTAAGAGTTTCTTTTTGTTTGTTTCGATATTGTTGTCTAATTTCAAGTCCGAGTCAGAGTCCAAGTCCGAGTCCGGGTCCGATTTGCATACGGCTTGTTTTTTCAACAGGTCGGACGTAGTATCAACCGTATCAATGAGTGTTGCACCAGTCTGCGTACATTTCCCATATTCAATTCTATCGACAGCGTTGTTGATGTCATCTTCGCACTTCAGTTTGGAGTATTTAGATATTTCATCAGACGTTGCACGACGATTGAACACGCGCCAAAAGGCGTTCATTGTGCACATCCGCTTGGCATAAACGTCAGACGAATCAAAGTTAGTGTCTGAATCATTGTCCGAACCAGAGTCTGAACCAGAGTCTGAACCAGAGTCTGAACCAGAGTCTGAACACGAGTCTGAACCAGAGTGTGAACCAGAACTATCGATATCGCAACTATCGTCAACCTTATTTTTCTCCTTCTCCTTTACCTTATCCGTTCCATTGGCATCGGCATTGACTTCTTTCTTGGTTTGATTGGGTTTTTCGTGTTCGTGCCCGCATTCCCCATCACTCCAATCGTCTCTGCAGGCGTCATCATTATCTTCGATGCATTCGTCATTCGAACGAGTTTCACACGGTTCGGCACCCTCGCTGAACGTCTCGCAACTCTTGGTCTTTCGCTTGCGCCACCAAAATAGAAGTCCGATGTACACGGCCAGCATGATGAGGAACACGAGGGCGTAGACCTTCCATCGCCCGTCGGAGCCACCTGACGGGTTAGCAGCAACTCTAGAGAAACGTTCCCACTCCGAGGAACCATTGAATGACGCTTGATTACCAGACATAAGATTGTCGTTCTCTTCTGAGAGCAGTATAAAGGATCAGTATTTTTTTTTGCAGTTTTTTTTGCGAATGCGTTGGACATGGATTACATTAATGTGCATTAAGGAGTCACTGCATTTAATCGCAAAGCTAGGTCCGCGAGATTGGGGATGCTCTTGTTCGTGTAAGGGTACATGTTGTTCATTGGAGGGAACAAACGCTCCACCCTGGTCAGTGCTTCGGTTGACATGCGCATCACAGGTATGCCGCCGATCTGCAGCACCTGCACACGCCCCGACACTGAGTCCATGGACGCCATGATGATAAGAGATGTCGTGAAGGTCACCACAACTAACGAGCTATCGCGCACGCGATCAACCTCAAACGGGCGGCTGGCATTAGAAATGTTGACATCCACGGAACCGACGTTGACAGTCAGGACGACGCTGTCTGTCAAACGCACCTGAGCGTTCAAGGTGGTGCGCGTGATGAACGCGGTAACCACGTTTGTGTATTTGAGAGACTCGACAGGAACGTCTTGCACAAAGTTGAGGTAATACATGACCATGGGAATGTTAACACGCTTCGAGCCGTACTTGACAGCCGTCGTTCGCATATTCCTAAGGACAGCGCCAATGTCCACGAAATCCCCGGGATTGCCACCTAGGATGCGGGTGTCTGACACTTCCTCAAATACTACAGGGATGTTGGTTTGGGAAACACTATTCGGATCATGAGAGTCGTACATGCTTATCGTGCGAGTGCGCATGGGAGCACACCCCGGGCCCCGGACGAAGATGGGGCGCAAGAGGAAAAACAACTTGGTGGAAAAGGCGCGGCGGTCCAGAAGCACAGTGTACGTAGGAATAGATGCGTCCAAAACAAGAGTCTCCAATGTCAAACACGTCTTTGCAAACTCGTACTCGCCTAGAAGCACACGCACGCGCGCGTCCATGTTGTTTCGCAGGTCTCGACTCACGTTAGGAGACATCATTGTAGAACACTCGTATCGAGGGTCTGTGAACTGCGTCCGCATGTCAATTACCGTAACATCCTCTAATTTGAATTCGGAAGGACAGTTAGCAACCTTCTTCACGGAATCACGGGAAAAATTGCACACGATGTCCCCATCCGACGGACGGAAGTACACCGAGTTTTTAGGGAAAGAGCTCCCGTCAGAGTAAAAAAAACGAATCCCTGACTCGTTATACGCATTACTCTTATCGCTCTTGAGCTTTGTCATCACGTCGTCGCTCAGATACATCTCAACATCACGTTTGCCACGAACACGAATATCAACAACTGAAGGAAGGATGGCCGCCAACAAACAAATAAAAATCAAAATTGATAGAGAAGTAACGTTAACACCTGCAGACGGAGACACCAATGCCATGTTAAACGTTTATAATAGAGTTGTTCTTAAATAAAGTAGGATGTTCGTAAACACAGAAGTTTTTAACACACAATGGGCGTTCCTGTCTCCCGGCCGATTTTTTTAAATTTCTAATCAGGATTTAGAGCCTCTGGAACGACTCGCTAGCTTGAGATATCAGCACCGAGGAATCACAATTCCGCTCCAGACCATGTTTTGCAACCAGTGAAAATCGGCCGGGAGGCTGGAACGCCCATTACACCCAAGTCAGCGCCATTATTAACGGCGATGTCGTTTTACTGTTCCGCCAACTGTAGAAGTGCGGGTTCGAGTGTAGCCAATGGCGTGGGATCTTGCAACAGTTGTTCGTCACATGTCATCTCTCGTTGCATCCAGTTGCTACAAGATGTCCTTGCTGCCTAAACAATCATGTTGCAGCGCTCGCACTTCCCTGCGATCACCTCGTGTGCGTAGAGTGCATTACGCGCTCGATTTTTTTATGTAATCCCTCATCCGAGGATCTCTTCCAAACACTGACGTTCCACATTCGCACGCATGCGATGGGAGTGCTCTTCATCGATACGTATCAACTCCTCATCGTCAACTTCCTCTATAGCGTCTTCTTCCTTGGAAGATGAAGGATGAGGAGGAGACACGGACATCGCATAATCATCAACATGATGATTGCAGTCCTCATCGAAATCACACATCCGCCAACATGGCCGGTCAGGGGTACGTGAAGAATCATCGGAATCATCATCACCAGAAACATCGTCATCTACTTCCGCCTCGTCATCTACTTCCACCTCGTCATCTACATCCACCTCGTCATCTACCTCCTCCTCGTCATCTACTTCCACATCGTCATCTACTTCCACATCGTCATCTTCTTCCACCTCGTCATTTACTTCCACATAGTCATCTACTTCCATATCGTTATCTACTTCCATATCGTTATCTATTTCCACATCTTCATTTACACAATTCTCGGATGCTTCGGATATCATAGACATATGTTTCTGCAGAGTCGTCGTCGTACGTATGTTTTGCAGAGATGCCATTATTTCTTGACGTAGTATCTTCCGATTCTCTGCCGCTTCGACCGGGCTCAATCCTTTACCTTCGTAGAGTATATGCGGTCTTGTGTACACGATTCTTGCTACGTGATTGCACACATCCAACAACACATCGCGGTCTGTGTTGGTGTAGCTAGTGTCATCATCACTCAAAAAATGTTTGAAACCGGACTGGACGGTGTACGCAAGATTTTTCTGGAAAAAACCGAGGACATGGCGCTCATCAGCATACAGCACAGCATCATCTTTGGCACGGTCCATCAGGGATGAGAAGATACGCATACAACACTTTTCGTAAGAGGCGGAGTTCCTTATGTAGTCGCAAATCATTGGGAGGGGGGGGTGGCAAAGAGGACGTCGGGAGATTTACACCCTCTGAAATAAAATGGATTTGTGAAAGAACGCACTTGTATCACAAAACAAACATCATGTCTACAGTTGTTAGCATGACAGTCCGGCAACATATGCGCTTGATGCCCAATGTATCAAGAATTTTCCCACGCTCCTCGTCCGTCAAGGTCTTGTCCTCGTCGACCATACGTGTGTAAGCACGCCACTTGTCTGCAACGACCTTGCCACATGTGAAGCAACGAACTGGGACGATCATCTTAAAGTTATAGTAATCAATCATTAATCGCCATTCCTTTACACTTTTTTTTATGTCCTCAATACAAGAAGAGTCCGTAACAATGAGTCGATCCATCGACGACTACCAAGTCCATTACAAACCCAGTGTCCTGTTGGGACCAGATTCTGGAGCACTTTCCTCAAAGTACTCCGAGATCCCGCCACGCGCCTTAAACGGCGGTCTGTACACCGGCAAACCGTTCATCAAAGGAGCCCCGTGGGCAAACAAGCCAGTGCGACCGGAGACAGTCAACATGATCTACAATAGCCTACAGAGCATGCACGTACCCCCCGAGGAGGCGATATACCTTTTCCCAGGCGGGGGCATCCGGCCAGGGAACAATGTTCCAGAACTCCCTGTAGAGTACATCAACACATTGCGCAACTCTGACACCAATTCCATGTGCATCCCCACCGGAGTCTCCAAAACAAAAATGCACACAATGAAGACGCCGCCCTTTAGTAGTCACGAGTACATCCAATACTGAACTCGCCAAGAAGGTCAGACATGTCGTTCACGTCCACGACTCCGCAAGCCTTTTCGAAGAATCTCTGGAACACCACTAAGCGCTCCTGAGTGCTCGCATTACACGAGTGCTTAGCAATCTCCTCCACCAGCTCCAACACGCCTCCGAAAAATTTTTCGAATGTGGGGAACACCACCGTGTCCTCATCGGGAAGGTACGTTCCACCACTGCTCTCAAGGCAATGCCATGAGATGGCCGTCTTGTCAAAGTTATCCTCCATCAAGGACGACAGGGACAGGCCGTATCGCGCGTGCGGATGAGCGCTGAACACAGACGAGATGTGAAGGAACTCAGGAGTCCTGCATATGTCGTCGTACGTCTGAAGCTTGCACACGGCGTCAACCAAATCCCAAAGGATGTCGCCAAAACGAACAACGACCTCGGAACTACCATCCGCTGTATGAATGGTCGATATGGTACACGATGATGGAAACGCAACTTGGTATGAAGAAACGCTCATTGTGATGATGATGATGATGATGAACTGAAGACACTTTTCCAATGCAGATAACGCTTTAAACTAAAAAATTAAACAGTAGTAGTGAACCCCGGACCTGTAGCAGGTTTCATGGGATATTCAAATTATACACACTGATTGTCTGACTCTCTGACTCTCTCTGACTAATTTACTCACTGACTCATTGACTGATCAGGAGGTAAATCGGTGGCATTTGCGTTTTATTTGATTACAGTGGCATTTTGTTGAGAAGCATTGGCGGGTGTATTTTGTTGAGAAGCAATGGCGTGTGTATTTTGCTGAGAAGCATTGGCGGGTGTATTTTGTTGAGAAGCATTGGCGGGTGGTTGATTGGTATTGGCGGGTGGTTTATTGGTATTGGCGGGTGATTGATTGGTATTGGCGGGTGGTTGATTGATATTGGCGGGTGGTTGATCGGTA